AAAGCTTCTAAAAAAGCTTCTAAAAAATCTAAACGCTCTATGGCTGGTGGTGCTAAGAAACGCCGATCTAAGAAATCTAAAGCTTCTAAAGCTTCTAAAGCTTCTAAAAAATCTAAACGCTCTATGGCTGGTGGTGCTAAGAAACGCCGATCTAAGAAATCTAAAGCTTCTAAAGCTTCTAAAGCTTCTAAGAAATCTAAACGCTCTATGGCCGGTGGTGCTAAGAAACGTCGCTCCAAGAAATCTAAAGCTTCTAAAGCTTCTAAAAAAGCTTCTAAGAAATCTAAACGTTCAATGGCTGGTGGTGCTAAGAAACGCCGAACTAAGAAATCCAAAGCTTCTAAAGCTTCCAAGAAATCTAAACATTCTATGAAAGGTGGTGCCAAGAAACGCCGAGCTAAGAAATCCAAAGCTTCTAAAAAATCTTCTAAAAAATAAATATTTTAATCCATCTTATATCTCGATCTAATGGTTTAATCGATTAATTAAAGTATGACCATAAAACCGAAATCAATATAACCCCTTATATTATATTATATTATATAAATAAATGTTTTTATATAATATGAAAAAATTGATGTTTTTAATCATTTAAATGATAAATAATAATCATTAAATTATATATTATGCCTCCTAAACGTGTCACTAAAACTATTGCTTCTCAATCTAATATTCCATCTGGAAATATAGCAACTGGAACAAGTAAATCGATTGAAGAAAAATATCAATCGATGACACAGGAAGAACATATATTGGCAAGACCAGATACATATGTAGGTGATATTCAACCACAAATTGAACCCTTATTTGTATATGATGATGAGAGTAAACGAATTGTTAAGAAACCGATCACATATGTGCCTGGACTATACAAGATATTTGACGAGATTATTGTTAATGCAAGTGATCAAAAACAAATAGATCCAACTATGGACACTATTATGGTTGAAGTTAATCAAGAATTAAACCAGATTTCCGTTTATAATAATGGTAAAGGTATTGATGTTGAATTACATTCTGAACATAAAATTTATGTTCCTGAACTTATTTTTGGTAAACTTTTAACATCTACTAATTATGATGATACTGAACAAAGAACAACAGGTGGTCGTAATGGTTATGGTGCGAAACTGACAAATATATTTTCACAAAAATTTGTTGTTGAAACGGTTGATTTTGCTCGTAAAAGGAAATTTATTCAAGAATTTACTGAAAATATGACTAAACGATCTAAACCAACTATTGAACAATTAAAAGTTTGTCGTAATGGTTATACTAAAATTACCTTTGTTCCTGATTTTGTTAAATTTAAACAAACTGGTTTGACCAATGATATGATATCATTGATTAAAAAGAGAACATATGATCTTGCTGGAACTACTCCCAAATGTAATGTTTTCTATAATGGTGTCAAAATTGATGTTCGAGATTTTAAATCTTATATTGATCTTTATCATTTTGATGGTATGATTACATCAGAATCAGAGGATGATTCTATATCAACAACAAGTACTGCGGAAGAAGATAAAACGGAAGAATATAAATTATTTTTTGAAACAGTAAATAATAGCTGGGAAATAGGATTTATGTATGCTCCGGACTCAGGAGGTGAGCAAATATCATTCACAAATGGTATTTGTACATATCACGGTGGAACTCACGTTAACTATGTAGTTGATATGGTTATTAATAAATTGAAGGATTTGGTTGCTAAAAAATACAAAGATATTGTTCTAAAACCAAGTCAAATTAAGGAAAATTTAATTGTCTTTATTAAATCCATCATCGTTAATCCAGCATTTACGAGCCAAACTAAGGAAACTTTAAAAACTAAACCATCCGAATTCGGTTCTGAATGTAATATTAAAGATCAAACACTTACTAAATTCTCTAAATCTGGTATCCTTAATCAAATTATTAATCTGATTAAATTAAAAGAACAAGCCATTCTGAAAAAAACAGATGGTAAGAAAGTGTCAAACCTCAAGGGTATACCTAAATTAGAAGATGCAAATAAAGCAGGAACAAAAGATTCCGCAAATTGCTCTTTGATTCTAACAGAAGGAGATTCAGCTAAAGCACTTGCTATGAGTGGTCGTTCAGTTACAGGTTCTGACCGTTATGGTATATTTCCATTAAAAGGAAAACTATTAAACGTTCGTGAAGCTACACCTAAACAATTGTTGGAAAATGAAGAAATCATTAATATTAAGAAAATTATGGGATTACAACATGAAAAAGAATATCCTGATGTATCTTCTCTACGATATGGTAGAATTATATTAATGACAGATCAAGATGTAGATGGTTATCATATTAAAGGATTGCTTCTCAATTTTGTTCATTATTTCTGGCCATCGCTTTTGAAAATTCCTAACTTTATTACTTCATTAGCTACACCAATCGTGAAAGCTATTAAAGGCAAAGAACAACTTACCTTTTATAATTTATCAGATTATGAAACATGGAAAAGTACTATGCAAGGTAATTGGTCTATTAAATATTACAAAGGGTTAGGAACATCAACATCTAATGAAGCCAAAGAATATTTTACAGATATTGAAGCCAAACTCATTAATTATTTAGATGATAAAGTATTACTTGATACCACTTTTATTAGTGTTACTCTGGAAAAACCACAAGAATCTGACGAAGGTAATGATGATGATGATGATGAAGGTGATGATGAAGGTGATGATTCAGAATCTGAAGAAGTTAAATCATCAAAAATACCACTTAATGGTGTTAAACCAAAACATAAAGATGGTTGTAGTGAAGCAATTACTCTTGCTTTCGAAAAGAAGAGAGCTGATGACCGTAAAACATGGTTAAGACATTATAATAAAGATTTAATTCTTAATAATAGTCAAAAGAAGGTAATGATTAGTGAATTCATTAATAAAGAGTTAATCCATTTTTCAGATGAAGATATTCATAGATCTATTCCTGGATTTGATGGACTTAAACCAAGTCAAAGAAAGGTATTATATGGAACCATTCTTAAACGATTATTCGCCAAAAAAGATGAAATAAGAGTGGCACAACTTGCTGGCTTTGTTTCTGAAAAAACTTGTTATCATCATGGTGAAGCAAGTTTAACTGGAACTATCATTAATATGGCACAAAATTTTGTTGGATCTAATAATATTAACCTATTATTTCCAGCTGGTCAATATGGGACAAGAGTGTTGGGCGGACGAGATTCTGCTTCTCCTCGTTACATCTACACTTATCTGGCTGAGCTTACACGACTTATATTTAGACAAGAAGATGAACCAGTTCTAAAATATTTAGAAGATGATGGTGTTCAAATTGAACCAGAATATTTTGTTCCAATTATTCCAATGGCTCTAATTAATGGTCCAGAAGGGATTGGAACAGGATTTAGCACAAAAATACCTTGCTACGACCCATTAATTGTTATTGATAATTTGTTAGCAATGATTGAAGACAAACCAGTAAAACGAATGATTCCATGGTATAGAAACTTTAAAGGAACCATTATGCCTGTTCAAGATAAACCACACGATTATCTTATTTATGGTGTTTGTACTAAAGTTGACTCTAATCATGTTCGTGTTTCTGAACTACCTATTGGTTATTGGACTACTGATTATAAAGAATTTTTAGATGGACTTGAAGCTAAACAAATTATTAACAATTATACTGCTAACAACACTGAAGAAATTGTTGACTTTGTTATCGAAATTGACGATGATAAATTAGCACAATGGTTACAAAATGGATCTATTTATGTAAAATTAGGATTGATTACTAAAAAATCAACCTCCAATATGCATTTATACAATGCTGAAGGTAAAATTGTAAAATATAAATCACCATTAGATATCTTAGAAGACTTTTATGATGTAAGATATGATACATATGTTAAAAGAAAAGAATATTTAATCGGTAAATTAACTGAAGAAATGAATGTTCTTAATTATAAAATGAAATTTATTCAAGACGTTCTTAATAAAGTTATTATTATTGAACGAACTAAAAAACAAGTTATTATTAATAGATTGACAGAATTAAAATACCCTATGATGGCTGTAGATGAAGTTAATGAATCTTATAATTATTTAATTAATATACCATTATTAAGTTTATCTGATGAAAAAATAAAAGAAATGGAAGATAAATGTAAAGCTAAAGAACAAGAATTATTGTTAGTTAGAAGTACAAGTGAAGAAGCTATGTGGACTGCCGAATTAATTGAATTAAAAAATGCTTACATTAAATGGAACGATAGTTATAAAATAGATGTATCCTCAACAAGTCAAATAAAAAAATCCAAAACAAAGGAAACAGTAAATACAACACCAACAACTAAAGCTAATAAGAAAACATTAAATAATTAATGTATTGGTTTCTCAATCAATTTCTCATTTTTTTTATAATCACAATATAATTTATTAACATTTGTCCATTCAAATAATAAATGAAACATAAATCCTGTTACAAAAAATGGAAATAATATAGTTGACCAATCTTTATCAAAGGATACGTTTTCATTTTTATAGATAGAAATACTTAATATAACAAAAAATCCAATAATGGCAGAAATAACACCAACAATTAATGCTTCATAAAAAATATGCATAATGTATATATATTATTGTTGATATTATAATATTTATCAAAACAATATTAAATATATATGTATATATCTAATATATGTCAATATATACAAAGTATAATATATCATTACAAAATAATGGTTCACTATTTAGTTATGATGGTGAGAACCCAAATATCATACATTTAGTTAAAGATAGTTCCCTTTTTGAGGGTAGTGCTTCAAATAACAAAATACGGGAAAATTTAGAATTTGTTTACGATAATATTCAATACATATTATTTTTTAAGCTGATATCTGGATATGGTGTAACTGCTACTGTTAAAATATATTATTTATATAAAAAAGATTGTAAATTAGACAGATATATATATATAAATAAAGTGGCAATAAAATTTTTTACAGATAAAAAAGACTATGTGGTGGAAAAATATAATGTATTACGTTTAAAAAATATTTTTTTGGATGATGATAGTTTTAAAAAACATCTTTTTTTATATTGTGATGATAAAACATATTGTATAATGTATAATTATCTTGGTAAAAGAATAAATAATGATTTTATTATTGATTTGACATTAGAACAAAAAATCGATATAATTATACAAATAATTGAACAATCAATCAAACTACATGATAGTAATTTATTACAAAATGATATTAAACCAGAAAATATTGTTTTTGATATTAAAGAAAATAATATTTTATCTGTTAGTGTTATTGATTGGGGTATTCTTTATAATTTTCCAACGGATTTTATTAAAGGTTATAAATTTGATACCACTTTATGGTCCGCATCTCCCGAATATTTAAAAATTGCTCAATTATCAAATGATATTGAACCACTTTTAACTCACAAAACTGAATCTAATATAAGATTCATTGAAGATAGATATTATGATGATATAAAAGATATTTTTTTTAAATCCCAACATTTTGCAATTTCTGGTATTATTATTGGATTGTTTGTAAATAACATTGCTTTTTATTTTGAAACATTATTGAAATATGTTAATATAGAAGAGACATATAATATGGAACTAAAATATTCTCAATTTACTAAAAGTACCATGTCAAAAATTATTAAAAAAATCAATGACAAACTAACTGAATCAGAAATATATTATGGTAAAAATATTTTTGATCGTGTAAAAAATTTAATATTTTCAATGTTAGAGTATGATTATAATAAACGAATTAAGTTGAATGATGTTATGACTGAACTTGTATATATACTAACACTTGTTAAAAAGATTGATTCTTAAATTTATTGTCATATTTTTTTGTTACATCATTACAATTACAATTATACATCATACGAACTACAAATATTGTTATTATTATTACGATTGTTATTATTATAAATAAAATAAATAATATTTTATTTGATAATTCTATATTGTCTATTTTTATCATATAATAATGTTTCATAAAATATAATTATTCTCGTGCTGTTTCCATTTTATATTTTAATATATGATAAAATATCGAATTTATTAATGATTCGAGATGTATTATCGATCTTTTACCTTTATTTATTCTAGTTTCATAATAACCAAATAATGTGATAATGATGGACAAGAGGATAGGGTCCATATAATGGCATTTATTCATAATACCATTCATTAGTTCTATAATAATCTGATTTCCTGATATATTTGTTATAAATATTGTATATAATATATCTCTTATTTTTTGAATTTGACTACCATTAAATAATGAATTTGATGGTTTCCTCTCGAATTCACATATTATATTTACAATGTTATCTAAATTTTCCCTCCATGATAATTCATAATTTGTTATTTTGGATTTATATAATTCTAATAACCATATTCCTTTTTTAATATTACCATCTGCAATATATATTAGTTTTTTCAATTCATTGATTTCTATATCAATTGATGCTTTACAACTTATATCAAACATTATTGATAATAATTCTTTTTTTGTTGGACAAGGTATTCTTATATTTAAACATCTACTTCTCAATGGTTCTATTATTTTTGATGTTTGATAACCATATAATATAAATTTACATGTTTTATGATATTTTTCCATTGTACATCTTAATGACGTTTGTGCATAATATGATAAATTATCTATATTATTTATTAATACTATTCTAAATGGGGTCTTACAATTATTTATATTTAATATTGACTGTTGAGCATACTCCTTCACTATTTCATGAATCAAATACTTATCTAAACCACTATTTGATGGTTCTATTATTATATGATAATTACTCTGTTCCACTTCTACTTCTGCACTCGAATTACCATATCCTGTTATTTGATATGTTACTTTCTTTACATTGTTTATATCTTTATTATATATATCTTCTAATAACAGTTTTATTAGTGTTTTTTTGCCACTACCATGAGGACCATATATTAATAAATTTGGTAATTGAAGATATTTACATTCTGATTGTTGATCCATATCTGATTTTATTTTGTCATATAACTGTTTATCTGTTTCACATTTATCAATATCATCTATTGATTTCATATCCAATACATAATCTTTGACTGATTTATCACTATTTATTAGTTTATTATATATATTTTTATGACAAATTACGTCTGATAATTTAGATACTTTATATTTATCAATAATGAATACCATAATAGTAATATATCAATATAATACTTTTAAATTATATAATTATAAAATATATCAATTTTTTAATATGGGCTCTCTACTGGTTTATTCTTTTTGATGTTGCACATCAAAAAGAATAAACCAGTAGAGAGCCCATATTAAAAAAGGGATCGAGGCAGGTTATACTCTTGATTATCATATTATTTTATATTTTATATAAGATGTTTAACATCTTATATAAAATATAAAATAATATGATAATCAGAGATAACTTGCCAAGATCAATTTTTTATTAGTAAAATATTGTATTGATGATCAGTGTTTTTTACAAATAAATTTCTTATTTTATATTATTATATAAATAAAAATGTTTGATAAACTAACAAAAAATAATTTACTTATTGTGCTTTTTATAATGCTTGTCGCATTCACGATATATCTTTTTAATGGAAATTTTGAAAGATTCGGAGAATCATCTGATGTTTCGAGTATTAATGGTGTTGGTGTATCATCATCTGGTGATATTTGGGGACTTGATGGAAAATCCCGAAAAACTAAACTTCCTGGTACATTAATCAATATTAGTTATGGACGCAATTTTTTGTTTGGTGTTAATGCTAACGATGATATTTATTTTACTAATGTTAGTAATCCCAAATCTATTAAATGGACTCAACTTCCTGGGAATTTGGTTCAAATAAGTTATGATCCTATTAAAAATGTTCTTGCAGGTGTAAATCGTAATGATGATATTTATGTCGCTGATAAAAATATTACAACAAGTCCTAATTGGAAAAATATACCAGGCAAACTAATCAATGTGTCCGCTTCTAATGGTAAATTACTCGGAGTAAATAGAAATAATAATATTTATTTTAATGCTGATTATAATACAGGTAATTGGACACAACTAAGCGGCAGTCTTAAACAAGTTCAATATAATGGTACTTTGAATATAGTAGTTGGAATTAATTCAAATAATGATACATATTATGCAGATACTAATGTTGCAACAGCACCTAATTGGCAAAATTTAAACAAAAAGATGAAATATGTTACTTTAAAAAATAAAGATATTATTGGTATCGATTTACAAGACAATTTATGGGTTTGTGATACAAATAAAAAACGTTGGAAACAAAAACCTGCTATTATAAAAAATTTATCTCAAATTGATTTTGGAAATTAAAACTACGTAATTATAAAAAATATTATTTTTTGTTAATTAAAGAGTATATATATATATATATATATATATATATATATGAAATTGGCTATTAATTTAAAAGAAGTTGATCATTTTATCCATAAATATAAATATATTAACACTGTTTTTTATTATGGATGTCATATGCCAGTCGCTCATAATATTGAACACGCTATTATTGGTGTCAATAAAATGGGCGGTAATTGTTTACAAGTTTTTGTATCCAGTCCTATGAGTGGACGCGTTTCTGAAAAATCATACAAATATTATATTGATAACGGATCTTATATACAATCTATCTTACGAAAATATAACACTAAAATGTTCATTCATTCTCCATATACTTTCAATTTCGCTAATCCAATTGTTGAACCTAATAATTGGAACTCTTGTTATTGGGTCACCTCTTATATTAAAGAACTTGAAATTGCACATAGTATTGGAGCCGTTGGATGTGTTATACACGTTGGTAAAAGTTTAAAAAATAATATTGTAGATGCTACTAATAATATGTATAATAGTTTAAGTTTTGTTATTGACCACATTAAACAACATAAACTCGATTCCGTTGTTATTCTCGAAACAGGAGCCGGACAAGGAACAGAAATGTTCCTCACTTCTAATAATTCTATTGATAATTTTGCTAATTTTTATAATATGTTTTCCAGAGAACAAAAAAAATATATCAAAATATGTGTTGACACTTGTCACATCTTCTCGGCTGGGTATGACATTAGCAAACCTAAAAAATGTATACAGTTTTTTAATGAATTTGAATCTAAAATTGGTTTCGAATATCTCGTTCTTATTCATCTTAACGACTCTGTTAAAGAATGTAATGCACACGTTGATCGACACGCTAACCTAGGTAATGGATCTATCGGATTACAAGGTATCGGAACTTTCATCCTTATGGCATATATGATGAATATACCACTCATTCTCGAAACACCTGAACCAGATCCTAAACAAATTATTGCTATTAAAGAAATCGCTATGATTAAACATCTCAAAAAAATCGCTGATAAAAAATTACCTAGCAATATTAATAAAAATATTGTTACTGATTTTTAATACTCTTTTACATACATATTTTTTTTATAATTATCGTTTTATTTTTTTACTTAAATATATATTTACTCTATTATATATTAATAATATGTTGGTCTATATATTTATACTCCTCATCGAACTAATTCTCGCCTTTATTATATCCGGTTTCTGTTTCGTCCATACTACTGATTTTTATAATAAAGATTCACTTTATCATTCTCAAGATTATGACCCTCTAAACTCTTCAAATTCTGATTCTGATTCAGAATCTGGTTTTGAATCTGATACAGAATCTGATCACAATCAAACTGATTACAATTCTGGTTCCGAATCTGATCACAATCAAACTGTTCCCGATCAAACTGTTCCCGATCAAACTGTTCCCGATCAAACTGTTCCCGATCAAACTGTTTCTAAAATTCAACATCTTTTAGATGATGAACAAACCAATAAAAAATTGGATGAATTGCTACAAGAAAGTTAATATTTTTTAATTATAAAATATATAAACACGTAATATATATTTTATAAATAATTATGTTTATTGATTTTAGTATTTTTTTTTTATTTTTCAGTCATTTACTGATAGAAATAATATTAATGACATTTAATTTTATTGTGAATGATATATATTATGGTAATATTGGAGATAGATCTGTTTTAGTTAATTATAAATTTAGTAATTTTTATTTTAATGTTTTATTTAATTTTATAATTACGTTCATAGCTTTTTTTTTTGTAAATGCATATGATCTTGTTAAAAATAATAAATACAAAGGTATTGATTTAACTATATTAAATGGTGACTCAGATGATTTAGATGATTCAGATAATTCAAGTAGTTTGATTAATGATACTGATATTATAAAAAAAGAGTTACCAATTAAATTTATATTATATTTAGATGTAATTAGGATTGTAAAAGAATCTAGACCATTAGATACAAATATAAAATTATTGGTTATAAAAAAAATATATGAAAAAGCATTAAAAAAATACACTTCATTAGATGGTCTAAATATATATGATAAAAAAGATGATATAATTGAATATGTTAAATCATCATTAAATTTATATAATAAAAAATTAGATTGATATTGATAATTTATTTTTTATATGATGGTATCATCATATAAAAAAAATTGATTTTTTTATAATATATATAAGAATAGATTAAATAATTGTTAATATAATATAATGTGTGGTATTTGGCAATTAATCATAGATGAATCATTGTTATCGAAAGAGGAAAAAGATAGATATACAGCATTATTTAAAAATGTAATGATACGAGGTCCTGATATGTCGTCGTTATCAGTAGAGAGCGATAATATGATAGGGTTTCATAGATTAGCAATAAATGGACTTAGTGAGGAAGGGATGCAACCATTTAAATTTGAAACAGCATTATATGAATATACATTGACTTGCAATGGCGAAATCTATAATTACAAAGAGCTGGAACAACTAGTAAAACTTAAATTCGATTACAAACCAAAATCACAATCAGATTGTGAAGTATTATTGGCATTTTTAAATAAATTTTGTGATGATAATGTTGAGAAATTATTAAATTATATAAATGGAGAGTTTGCTTTAATAATAACGAGAACAAATAAATTAACAAATGAAAAGGACATATATATAAGTACAGATCCATTGAGTGTAAGACCATTGTTTTACCAAGATATGGATAATAATAAAGGATTATTAATATCATCATTATTAAAAGGAATGGACAGCTCATATGATAATATAAGATTGCTACAAGGTGAATTAAGAACATATAATTTCAAAGCCAATAAGATGGAATTTAAATCATCAGTAATATATCATAATTATATTAGAAAGGAACTATATAATGGAGTCGAAAATATGGAACTATATAAATTAATAGTAAATACATTTACTGATGCTGTTAGAAAAAGATTAATGAGTGATAGACCATTATGTTGTTTATTATCTGGAGGATTAGATAGTTCATTAGTAGCAGCTGTAGCTCAGAGATTAATAAAAGAAGAAAATATAAAAAATACATTAAATACATTTACAATTGGAATGGAGGATGGAAGTGATTTAGTATTTGGTAAAATGGTTGCCGATTATATTGCTTCTTCTCATACAGTTGTTAATATTTTAATGGATGATGCATTGAAAGCAATTGATGATGTAATATATGCAACTGAAACATTTGATATTACAACTATTAGAGCATCAACATTTCAGTATTTATTAGCCAAACATATTGCAGAGAAGACTGATTTTAAAGTGGTTTTGAATGGAGATGGTTCTGATGAAGTAACCATGGGATATTTATATTATTATTTACATCCAACGGTTGAAGCAGCACAAGAAGATTCAGTAAGATTGACAACAAATATAAGTAAATTTGATGGTTTAAGAGTGGATAGAAATGTATCTCATCATGGTTTAGAAGCAAGAGTACCATTTTTAGACAAAGAATTTGTAGATTTGTATTTAAATATAGATGCAAGTCTAAAAGTACCAAATAAACAACGTATGGAAAAATATTTGTTGAGAAAGGCGTTTGATGAAGTGTATAAAGAAAATCCAATCTTACCTAAAGAAGTTCTTTGGAGAAAGAAGGAGGCATTTAGTGATGGAGTATCAACCAAAGAGAAATCTTGGTATATAATGACACAAGAATATGGTAAAAGTAAAATAACAGATGAAGAATTAATAAATTTACAAAATAAATATTCAGATCATATACCACCAACAAGTCATGAAGCAGCATACTATAGAAAAGTATTTGAACAACATTTTAAAAATGGTCATAAGAATATACCATATTATTGGTTACCGAATTGGTCAAATTCAAAAGATCCATCCGCAAGAACACTACAAGTTTATAATGAATAATTATTAATAATAAAACCACATACATTATATGAGCATTTATATATTTTTTTATTGGAATTATATGGTATTTAATGCAATAATTTATTAATACCAGATCTAAATGGTTTTATTTACAATATTATGGTAATTCATCATAAAAATTGATTTTTTTTATATTTGTATATATAATGAATAACATCAATATATATATTATGTCCCAATTAACAATTAGTAATAATTTTATTAAATATGGACCGTCTGTTAATAAACGATTTAATACGGTATCACAAGTTATAGATAAGACTATTTTTAAGCAAAAATTAGAGTTTAAATCTGAAATGTTGGATGCTATTAATTATGATCAACTTGCAATGAATTATAGTCAATTTATTGAAAAGGAACGTAATATATTATTACCAGCCTTTAATAAAGCTATTTTAAAACAGGTCCAATTATCACACAAACAACAAGTTATTAATTTTAAAACAAGTGGAACATCTATTTCCAAAATTAGTGATCAAGAAATCGAAGAAACATTAAATAGATATTTACCTGATTTTAAAACGACTCTAAAAAAGATCAATAACGAATTTATAGTTGATGATGTAAATTTTAATCAAAATAATGGATCTGTTAATGTTGACAGAGTAAAATTTAGAGTTTTTTTTGAGTATTATAAATTTGAAGATCCAAAAATATTAAACTATTTCACTACAGCAAGAGAAAATGCATCTCGACAAGATAAAATAGATGCATTACCACATTATATTGATATAAGAGTGCTTGCAAAATTCTTTTTAAAAATTCGAGATGATTATACGTTAGGTAAGTTCCATGAATATATTCCAATTCACAAATTATTTTTTAAATATGAAGATGAACTAGAACGTAAATTTGACGCAGCCAAATATAGATATCCAACAACAGGTTTGAGACATTCTGATAAATATTATGAATATTTAGACAGAAAAAATAAATATGACTCCAATAGATTTATTAGTTATACTAATATTTGTGGTGTTGATTCTCCATTTGCTCATCATTTTAATATCCGATTTGAAACTCAATTTGATGAATGGTTATTTAATAAATTTAAATATCATCCATTATTTGGACCTAATATGGATAAAATACCGATTGTATTACAATACAAGATCGATAACCAAACTAAATATAATGATGGTTGTATTATGGATGAAATTTTGTTTGAAGTGCAAGAAGCGGACGATAATCATTTAAATAATCCGAATGACGATTTCAAAAATAAATGTGCCATTAAAGATAACAAAATTATTGTGTATTATCATCAGAAAGCAAATACAGAGGATGATCGTGCCGTATTTTGGAATATTATAGAGCAATTAGTATATGGCGTTTTATTTGAAAAATATCCTGAAACATGTATTCAATTTAAACAATTATATTATTTTGATAGGGTTTTTAATGAAATTAATAATTTGACAGATGAATATAATACTACAGATAATAAAACTGAAAAAATTGGATTAAAAGAAAGCATTGATGAATTAAATGATATATTCAAAATAAATAACATTTTTAAATTGAATGACGGTTCAAATGATCATGTTGATAAATTAATTCGATTTTTTAATTGGAATGAAGAATGCTACAAACGAATTAATGATGGTAAAGATCCAAGAATTATTGATTTGTATGAATTATTAAGAATGACGTCTGTTATAGAAAGTGATTGGTCAAAAATAATACAAGATTATGGTAAATATATGTTAAAAGATCGTTCTAACCTCAATGAAATAAAATATAAAATAAATTGGGAGACGCTTATAAATATTGTTGGAGATCCGTTAAATGGCAAACAACGAACACGAAAAAATCTAAATAGATATTTAGCAGAAGCTGATCTCGCATATAATCAAATTATCAAAATGTTATTGTATGGTCCTAAACTATATATAAAACTTACCAAAGAAGCCAATTTATTAAATAAAAATTATGCTAAAATAGAATCAGATAGAATGATTGCATCCAAAACTAAAACAATAGTAGAGCTACGAGATGAAAACAAACTCAATGAACTAAAAATAAAAACAAGTATTAAATTACAGATTAAAGCACGTGATGTTATTGAAAGAAATAATTTACAGGACAATTTAAATTCAATTGATAAAGGTATTATATCTGAATGGATCGAAAATATTGGCGCAAACCAAGATCAGATTGAAATTGGAAGTAAAAGTAATAAAAATACACCTATTGAGATTTGTCGTACTGAAGACTACAATCCATTAGTAATAATAAGTGGTTCAAAAACAAGATTCCCGATAGATCACTCGCCAAATCCTAAAGATATAGTTAGCAAAGAGCAATTATTTGCAATTTTTAAAGATTGGAATATTCCAATTCCAACAAGACATAATATAATTTTTCATCTTGTCGGACGTTATTATGAATATGCAGACATGCCAGCTTCATTCAATCGACTAAAAATAAATAGTCTATATGTTCCAAAAAAAGTAGATGTAATTTCATCAGACCAAGATCTTCCAATAAATACTATTAATGAAAGTATTATCAATGTTCTAAATACTGAAATTAAAGATTCAGATGGGTCATCAAGTGGTGATGAAGATGCAAAAAATGAATTTTGTTAAATAACCCAATATTATAATTTTCTTAATAGACTTTGGAATTCTTTAAAATATAATCCTCCTAATTGTGATACAATTTTTCTTTTATAAACTAATTTAATAATCTTTTCTAAACTCGTCATTTTAAATGGATATTTTTCTAGATCATCTGGCATGTATCTTAATAATAATCCCCAACTGTCTCCTGAACTTCTATCAATTGATCCATCATCATATATTCTACACATTTGTATACCTATTGCAAATATATCATCTTTTTGACTGAATCCAGATGGTCTTGGTATTAATGAAATTATTGCTATTTTTCTTCCCGCATATCTTTCTGGTTTTTCTTTTAACATTTTTCTTATTTCTGCTTTCTTTTTCTTTATGATCTTAAACGTTTTTAGATCCGGAAAAACTGCAAACTGTTCTATATTTTTTTCATGTATTTTTTCTCTTAATTTTTTTAAATATTCTTCCATCTATTATAATTATATATTTACATTACAAAATAATAATTAATGAATCACCATAATATTGGTTACATAATGGTTGATCTGAAATGTAATAAATTTGTCTATATTTTTATTCTTTCATATAATCATCATAATATATATATATATATCAGATATATATTATGATGTCGGTTTTATTTTGGTTGATATTTTTTAATTATATTATTTTTGATATTAAAAATCAATTTAATTTTTTATAAATTCGGAAGCATAATTGATGATAGTATCATCTGGGATAACATTTGGAAACACTCTCATTTTAGCAAGTAATATACCATATGGATTTTTAAGGACTGGTTCATTAATTGGTTTACCAACATATATCCATTGATCTGGATCTCCAATTCTAACATCAATAACAGTCATAATTTTTTTTATTAATTTACCATTTAAATACATATTAATTTGTTTGCCATCAGCAGTTATAATAATATGATTCCAGACATATAATGGTATATTTTCTAAACAATTACCTCGAACATCACTTGTTACATTAAACATACCATCTTTACCAAGATGTGAGAATCTAATTTCTAAACTATTACGATATAAACCATTATAATCGGGTTCGGTATTACCTCGTATAACTAAAGCCGGATATTGTAAAAGATGTGAGCCATCACCTCCCCAATTAAAAATAACTCGATCTTCTGGGACAGTTTTTGCGATATTAATATAGAAGGATATTGAAAATCTATTATTAATACGATTATTTGCACTATCAACAGCAACTGGAATTAAATTACCAGAAAATGATAAACCAGTTGAATCCGCATCTGTAAAACTAATTTGTCGATCAATAATAAGATAATTAGGTATAGATTTAAAAAGATCACAAGTATCATATAAACAAGTACATGTATTGATATCATTAATATTTTTACAAATTAGTGTATTATTAGATAGGAGTGTATGATTATTTTTATAAAAATTAGCAATTTTAATAGCGTTTGTTGTACTGGGTAAATAGTTTGATGCATTATTATTAATAATTGGTGGTATTACTTTAGTTTTGATATTATCTATAAGTTCAGATGATATTTGAGTTGTTTTATCTTTAATTTTTAAATTAAATTTATTATCAAAATTATTATTAAAGTTTTGATTGCTTACAGTAGAAGCAATATCAGTAACTGTATTTTTATAATCATTGTCAATATAATTGGACAAAACATTAATTTTATTATATAAATAATAAATACCACCAATGAGACCCAAAATCACGATAGCAATTATTATAAAATGGATTACATAATTATTGTTATTATTTTGTAAATAAGATGGTTGTGGTTTTAATGTTAATGGTTCAATTGGTAGATTGGAAACAGATGGATCAACTATAACTTTACCATTAAAAACGGGATAATTATAATTACCATATATGTCAGGTATTCCTAATTTAGAATTTTTAAAATCCATATTATGTTTATTAATATAATTATAAGAGATTATAAAAATATTAATTATAATTAATATTTTTATATTGATTAATATATTCTTGGATCAACATCATTAACTCTGACTCCTTTTTTAATTAATTTATATTTTTCTTGTTGTATTTCTGAATTTACCGTCAACTTACAACATTTTATTTTCAGATTTTCTGTCCCTATAATGTTTTCCATTCCTGTCATTATTGTTTTTTCTGGACATTGACTATTACCTATATCATCATAAATTCCGTCAGTACAATCTTGAGATATATTTTCAAAATACCAATCTGGTGAATTTCCGGTTTCACCAATTGAACCAATATCTCCTATATCACCTATTGGACCCATCGAACCTGCTAATCCATCTGGACCTTTCTGACCCATTTTACCACGCATACCATCTGGACCAGTATATCCAATAGATCCTATATCACCTTTATTACCAGATGGACCAATTTTATTATATATTATCTTATTAATAATATATTTATCTGGATTGACAATACCTTTGACACCATTAATACCTTTATTTCCAACAGGACCATCTTTACCAATCATACCATAAACTCCATCAGGAACAGTTTGATTAACATAAATAGTATCAAACCAAAATATAAAAAAATAGATCAACATAAAAACAATAATATTGGTAATTAAGAAATTAAATATATTAGAAAAATTATTATAATTAATACTCATAAATATATATAAGTTATAAATTGTGTATAATTTATAACTTATATATATATTTATTTATATTATGGATAACAAAAAAAACAGACTTAGTTCTATTCAAAAAATATTGTTAGATAATATTCACAAAAAAAAAATATTGGATAATCTACAATTACCAGATGTAATATCTGCTGAATCTATTGACATTAATGATTTAAAAAACTATAATGATATTCATAACAATATTAATAATATTTTAGTTGAATATAAAATTGAACCACACGAAATTTTAAATTTAATTAATAATTATGAAGGTAATCATACTATTTTTAATAAATTTAAAAACTTTATTATTTCGAGAAATATATGTATATTAAAAAAAATATATAAAAGTGAAAAATGGAATTCTAATGTAAAAAAAATAATAGATGTATTTAGTTCTATTTATAAGTGTCCCAAAAAAATAAATATTAATGATTTATTTAATCAAATAATAATGGATATATTAATTAAAGATGTAAAAATGTTTGATATTACTCAATGTAAAATCGAACTAGATAGCAAAAATAATATTAAATTGATTAATATTAATAGTTTAGATGATCAAAAATATATTATTGCGGAATTATTAAAAAATGGAGGTATTAAGATTTAAATAATTATTTATTTAATATTATTTATTATATATTTATTAAAATATATAATTAGTTAAAAATTATAATATAAATAAAGATTAAATATTATAAATTATCAATGAATAGTTCTGAACGTAATATCAAATTATTTCAACAAACAATTCTGATGAATGAAAAAAGTGTTAAAATTAATGATAGATTAAAATTTATCAAATTTTTATTAGATGAAACTGGCATCACTCCTGTTCTTGATCTCTCTACAAATTCTGATGAAACAGAATATTATCAAAAACATGTTAATAAAAAAACATACAATTTTATTGAAGTCATTACTAAAATTGGTGGGAGACTTAAATATATTAAAAGTGGCACTACTGGACATACTTTTCAAGGCATTTTTTTTCCTGATGAAAATTGTAAAGATGTTTGTGTTCATTATGCTGTTAAAGTTGTTGCTTTCCCAATCGATAAAGGATATTCTGATATCGAAAATAAAACAAGACCTGAAAATGCTGAATTACAAATTTTAAAAGTTTTGAGTCAATTCGTTATCACTAATCAAACACCACATATTGTTCTCCCTTTCGCTACTTTTAATTCATATATTGAACCGTTTATTAGTCTTAAACAAAATAAATTTGTTAGTAATAAAAAATACGACGCTTTTATAGATAAATATGAAAAAAATGAATTACATAATACTGTATCTATTTTAATTAGTGAATGGGCTAATGGTGGCGATCTTCTCGAATATATGCGTAATAATTTACAAAATATGGAACTCAAAGAATGGAGAGTTCTTCTCTTCCAAATTTTATCTGTTCTTGTTGTTATACAAAAAAAATATCCTGGATTCCGACACAATGATATGAAAGCTAATAATATTCTTATACAACGCATCGATGAAGATGTAGGTAACTTTTTTAAGTATGATATTTATGATAAAGAATTTTTTGTTCCTAATATTGGATATCAAATTAAATTATGGGACTTCGATTTCTCCTGTATTAGTGGTGTTGTTGAAAATTCTAAAGTTAATTCTAAATGGACCAACCAAATGAATATCTCTAATCGACAAAATCGATTCTATGATGTATGTTTTTTTATGGTCAGTTTACAAAATCCTGGATTTATCCAACAATTTAGAGAATCTAATTGTGTACCTAAACAAGTTCTTGACTTTTTCGACAGTATCGTTCCTCCTGAACTCACTAAATCTGGACTTATTAATGAAAGAGGACGACTCTTATGTGACCTCGAATATACTACTCCCGCTGAAATCGTTTTAACACACCCTTTCTTTAATAAATTACGACCTAAAAATGATAGAGTTCCTGATAATAATTTTAATCCTTCTGGCAAACTATTATTGGAAAAAGTTCTTGAAGATCTTAAAACTAAAAAAATCCCTAAGTCCAAACAAAATTAATTTTTAATTATAAGATAAAATTATTATTTTTTTAATCATTTTATATTATATAATACTATTATGAATCAATCAACTAATAATAATATTAATACCAATATCAATATCGATAATAATAATGATAATGATAATGATAATGATAATGATAATGATAATGACGACGCTAATAGCCATTTATATTATGATATTGTTAATCAAATTGTTGTTTTACTCAAAAATAACGATCATACTCATTCACAAAAATTTATTCTTATTGATAAATTAATTGACACACTCAATAATTTTAATACACCACAATCTAACGAATTAATGCAATATCTTAACACTATTATCGATGCATCTAAAAAAACAACACAAACACTTCAACAACCAACAATTGTTACCATTCAACAACCTATCATTGAAACTATTCAACCACCAATTATTGAGACCATTCAACAACCAATTATCGAAACTATTCAACAACCTATCATTGAAACTATTGAACAACCAATTATTGAGACCATTCAACAACATATCATTGAAACTATTGAACAACCAATTATTGATACCATTGAACAACCAATTATTGAGACCATTCAACAACATATCATTGAAACTATTGAACAACCAATTATTGATACCATTGAACAACCAACAATTGAGACCATTCAACAATCTATCATTGAAACTATTGAACAACCAATTATTGAGACCATTCAACAACCAATTATCGAAACTATTGAACAACCAATTATTGAGACCATTCAACAACATATCATTGAAACTATTGAACAACCAACAATTGAGACCATTCAACAACCAATTATTGAGACCATTCAACAACCAATTATTGATACCATTCAACAACCTATCATTGAAACTATTGAACAACCAATTATTGAGACCATTCAACAACCAATTATTGAGACCATTCAACAACCAATTATTGATACCATTCAACAACATATCATTGAAACTATTGAACAACCAACAATTGAGACCATTCAACAACCAATTATTGAGACCATTCAACAACCAATTATTGATACCATTCAACAACCTATCATTGAAACTATTCAACAACCTATCATTGAAACTATTGAACAACCAACAATTGATACCATTCAAAAACCTATCATTGAAACTATTGAACAACCACTGATTGAGACCATTGAACAACCAATTATTGAGACCATTCAACAACCTATTCAACAATCTGTTATTGAAACAATTCAACAACCTATTATTGAGACTATTGAACAACAAAATATTAATACAACTAACATAATAAACACAATCACAATAAATAATGTTTCAAGTAATGATGATACAATTGATGATTTGACAGAACAAATATTAGATTTATTAAATAATCATACAAATAAACAATCAGATGAATTAATCGATAAATTAATTGAAAAATTAGAGAATAATAATACACCAGAGTCACATGAATTAACTGAGTATTTGATGTCTATAGTTTCAAAAAAACCAAAAGAGGAACAAATAATGATCCAAAAAGAAGTACCAAAAGAGGAACAAATAATGATCCAAAAAGAAGAACCAAAAGAAGAACAAATAATGATCCAAAAAGAAGAACCAAAAGAAGAACAAATAATAATCCCAAAAGAAGAACCAAAAGAAGGACCAAAAGAGGACCAAATAATGATCCAAAAAGAAGAACCAAAAGAAGGACAAGAACCGAGAGAAGGACCAAAAGAAGAACTGAAAGAAGGGCCCAAAGAAGAACTGAAAGAAGGACCAAAAGAAGAACTGAAAGAAGGACCAAAAGAAGAACTGAAAGAAGGACCAAAAGAAGAACTGAAAGAAGTGGCAGTAATAATACAAAAAAATGAATTAAATGTATTAATACAAATGGAAATACAAAAAGAGATACAAATAATAGAGAGAAAAAATATGAGTATTAATGCATCGTTACGTCAAGAGTTAGAAGATTCAAAAAAGAAAGTGGAAGAATTATCGAATATAACAGAGACATTAATAAATTTGGTAGAAAAGTTAGTATTAGATAATAACAATATGTATGAGGAGTATCATAAATTAAAATCTGGAATAAATACGATAAAGAGTAAGGTTGCGGATGTGGAAACGTTACATATTATACAAAGGAACAGGATAGACACGATAAATAAACCAGTGAATGCTCAATCAGTTGTTCGTTCTTCAGGATTGGATTCCAAAAGAATTAATAGGATGTTAAATGTATTATCATAAAACATTAGCGACTATTATAGATAATAAACAAATAATAATAACACAAGAAGAGAAAGTTAGTAAATCGTTAATATTTCTGGTATGAATGAAAAGATTCCATGGTTTAAGTTTAGTTTTATCAACATCATAATAAAAATGTTGAGGTTTAATAAACATGATCATTGAAATCAAAAGGAAATAGAAAACAATAGCTTTAATAAGACATGAAGTCATAATTATATAATATATTAAGATAAAAATTATTTATTTATTTATTTATGGTAGCGAGGTCGTGAATATAAATGGCATTATTATTATCTGAATTATTTTGTTTAACAAAAAATTTGATGATTAGTTGTAGATTATTAATAATATTATAATTATTATTTTGATTATTTGGATTATTTGACTCAGTATTTTTTGGGGGTGAATTAAAAAGGTTATCAAGTGGGTGATATACTTGAATATCAATAAGTGCATCTATAATATATAAATTTAATTTTTTATTATAGATAGAATCAATATTAGAAATAGTGATAGGTTTAATAAAGAGAGAATTGGTAGCATTAGCGTTAATAGAAGAGAAAATGGTAGAGATGATAGGCATAAAAACATCAGGTTTAACAACAATATTAGAATCATTATTAAAAAAATTATGAGCTAATATTGGTGTGTTATTACTATTTAATTTTTTTTTAGTTTCTCGAAGAATTTGTTTAATAGATGCATAAATGAGTGATTCTCTAATATTATGGTTATTAAATGAGTTGAATGAATCATTATTGTTATTATATGATGAGAGTACAATAGTATTATTTTTAATATTAAAAGATAATGGTTCAATATCATCATATAATCGTGTATAAAAAGCGTCATCATTATGGTTAAGTCCGATAACGGAAGGTCCCAATAAATTGACTCGTGGTGAATAAAAGTGTTCTATATTTTTTTTATAAAAAGTATAATAGAGAATGAAACAAAAAAGGACAATGAGTATAAAAAACAAAAGAGTCATATAATATATGAATTATAAAAAATTATTTATTTAGTAGATTAAAAAAAATGAAAACCTGTAGGGTATAATAAGCGTCAACCAAAGGATTATGTGGTTTAAAGTCTGAACTCATATATTTTTTGATTATATTGAGTATAAAAGTTTCATCATAAATTGAATTATTATTTATATAATTTTTTGACAAACACACATATGATTCATATAATTTAGCTGAATTACACATATTATATATAGTGCTATTATAATCTGCAATATCAATAATATTATTATTTGACACATTATTATGACATTTATTTAGAAACAGATTATGGTTAATAACGGCTGTGATATCACTAGTTCCTTTAACAATATTAAAGCAATTAACATCACTAATAATTAAATTAATATTATGTATAACAGATTTATGGTTATGAATTTTAACAAGAATATGTTGAATATATTTATCATTGAGATAGATCTGTGAAATTTTTTTAAAATGATTATAATATTTATTAAATTTATTAATGGTATTAGTATAGATGATATTTTTAAGATTATCTATAATTTTGTTAATTAATTTAGTAATATCAACGTCAAACACAATATTATTGGAGTGTTCAATGAGGGAAATTAATTTAGATATTTGTGAATTAAATGCAGCTGATATATTTCTATTTAGTTTTAGTATTTTATTATTGGTTAGTTGAATTATTCTATTAGAAAATGTTTTATCATCGTGTGTTTTTATAAATTGATTCCATATTTGTTCAAATCGAAGATGAGGAAAAATATTATTTTCAAGGTTTATAATTTTATGTAAAGATTTTTTTTGAACAGACATATAATCATGATAAAATGGTGTATAGTCGGATAGATTGTTACCGAGTTGTAAATTTAGAAAAGCGAGATGGAATAGTCCAGCTATATAAAAAGCGTTATTAATATTAAGAATAAGGATAATGCCAATTTCGGAAACACATCGGATCATTTTTTGTCCATTAGTAATTTCAAACAATGTTTTTTTACATTTATAATTGTTAGGTGCTTTAAAAACTTGGAATTCACAGTCCCAAACGAGTATATATTCTTTGTATTTAATAATATCTTTAATTTTTTTTGGTAATATTATTTCGTTTAAAGTGAGAAATTTAGATGGTGTCATACTAATAAAATTAATAATATGTTGTTTATTTAATAAGAATGAATCAGATATAGAATTAATTTTAGATATCCACTGGTCGGTATTCATATAAAATAAAAAGGAAATAAAAAATAAAAAAATAAAAAAATAAATAATAAATAATATAAATTATCTATTACATAAATATAAATATAAATGTCGAGATTTTTAAGTGATATACAAAAGGGTTCATTTTTGTTTACATCAGACCATCCAGAACAATATTATGAACAATTAACGGAATCATTAAATGAAAGTTATAAAGAGCTTGAAAAGGACAATATAGATGCTGGATATATAATTAAGGAAACCTTTTTTTCTCCAAGAAATGTTGACATAATACAGAAATGGTTAATAAAAGAGGTGAAACAGAGAACAAATATAATAATATCGTATCAGAAAATGGAACATATTATGAATATTATGGCTCCAATATATGAGACATATGCTCAGCATTTACCATTTAATTTAAAAGAACAGATTTATGAATTAGATACAAAAGTTGTTGAGACGATAGTTCCACATATAATAATTGAATTACAATCTAGAGTTAATTATTTAGAGACAATAGAGAATGCGAATTATATTTCGAATCCATTATTTATGGGAGCGAGAGGTCAACGAGCATTACCTTCTACAATGTCTTTTTAATTAAATATTTAATATTATAAATATTTAATTAATAATTGTTATAATAACTATATGATTAATTTTTTATTTAGAGATCACTTTCGAGTTCTTTACGACTACGTAAGCTGTACACATAGATGGTTCCATATTTGGATGCAATATCACTGAAAGATCGGTCAGGTTTATCAGCATTTTCGTAGTCTAATCTGGTAACAGGATCAGATGATTCTTCTTCTTGAGGATCTGATGGTTGGTAGTTCTTAATTGCTGACAATTGAGGGTTGTATTGCAAGTAGGATGCATCCACATCATCAACATTTACTAATAGGGCACGAGTTCCAATGATGAGATCATTATTAATTGGGCTGACATTGAGAGCGACAACAGATCGTAAGAAGTGTTGTTCAGTTGCAGTGTTACCATTAGCGGAAGCATTAAAACCAATATCAATAAATGGTTCAGCAATAACTGGGCGAGTGTTAATCTTTTCATAAGCAGAAATGGTAGGAAGTAATTCGGTCCAGTTTCCGGGTTGGATCATACGTTGGAATCGGGGTTGATGAGTTCTACGAGTTACATGGTAGATGATAACACCTCGAGTGTATAAGATTTGTTGAACTTTAGGAACCAAAGTGTTGTTTTCAAGATGGTATTGAGGTTCAGAGAGACTATCATAGAGAGATACGGATTCTTGATCAGTTTGAGTCATAACTGGGAGGCGAACAGTGATCATAGGAATAGCAGTAACTCTGTTCATCATAACTGGAAAGTTAGCTGTGTTAGCAGCGACAACACCATAAATTGGCATAGTGCTGATGATGATAGGTCTGAAAGAAAATGCTTGGAGTAATCTACGAAGGATAGTAGCTTCATCACCAATGTAAATAACATCAGGAGCATCAGCATTGTTTAATTTACAGTTGTCAATTGCCGACATAAATTCAGAACTGATACAATCATAATATCGTCCATTACGAATTGCAAGAACTGATTGCCATAGAGTGTTTTGAAGTAAAACACGGTTACGAAGATCTTTGAATGGGCTTTCAATGTCACACACAACATCAGTTGGATCAGAAATTAGAGAATATAAGAGGAGATAGTCAGGGCTGGTCATAACTTGGCTCTTTTCGTGTCTGCATTTAACAATGTAAGATAAGTTTGCGAGTAAGAAAGTTTGTTCAAAGAGCTCGATTTTGGGAATAAAAAAAGCTGCAATAATTGGATGAACATAACATGATGCATTGTTTTTAGCATAATCGTATTTACCTAAGATGGCTTCACCTGCAAATGGACGATACATCATTGATTGGATAACAATACTTGAATGTAATGGTTTAGTAGTTGCATTCAGTTTAATGATCTCATTAAGAAATGGGTAATCTGCTTGTTCAACTTGCATTCCCTCAAAGTTGTCCGAATCTACATTTCCGAGAGCACGGGAAAGATTGGTGTTAAGAGTTTGGAAACCAGAAGTAGACGATGCTCCGGCTTCAGTTCCTTGGAGAGTGGTATGCAGAATTCTCTTGAAAAATTCAAATTCAGCATCAGTAAGACCAAGACGTTCTTTGTATTTAAGAGCACGTTTCAACATAGTGTGTAGAGGAGTGTTTTGTCCAGATCCTTTAATGATTGCTTTTGCAAATTTACCAGCACGGACCTTGATTGTGTTGACACGTTCACTTAGGTTCTCAACAATCATATCCACAATATTGCTATCTGAATATTTGTTTCTTAAACGATTTAATAAACTTGACGATACAGAGGTTGTACCATCTGCAATCAGTTGTTGCACATCTTTCATAGCATCGGCATAACCAGCTTCATTAGACATTCTACGGGCGTTGTTACTTTGCATTGAACTCATATAAGTTATATATATATATAATATAAATTTTTTTTTGTTATAAACTGAAAATAATAAAAAAAATACAAATCTATATATTATTATTAATTATTATTATATGATTAATATTTATCTTTTTGACTATATATAATATGATTACCATATCATCGCTTTATTTATATTTATTTTTTATATAATACTTGTTATATCTCTTATTATCACCATTCTATATTTATTATTCTGTTTTTATTATTTATTTTTTATTATTATATATTTATTACACTATTTTTATCATTATTTTCTCATCATTATATTTTTTTTTTATACTATATGTAATTTTTATTTTTTATTTAATTTATATATTAATTTTATACTACCATTTTTTATTTTATATTAATTTAATAATTATTAACATTTTACATCTTATTGTTATTAATTGATATATTATATATAATCAATAATATGTTTATTAACATAAAAAGATGAAATTAATATTCTATTTAAAAACGCAATATTATATATACATATCTATCTTATCTATTATGAATAATAAACAAATTTTATGGACCGAAAAATATCAACCCAAATCAATTAATGATCTTATTATTAATATTGATAAAGTTAAACAAATAAAAAAATGGTTAGAAGACTTTAAAAATCAAAATCAAACAGGAACTATTATTGTGAGCGGTAATCATGGTATTGGAAAAAATGTGTCATTGACAATATTATTAAATGAATTAAACTATTCTGTAAAAACATTGTCATCTAATAATATCAAAAATAAAAAAACAATTTCCGAAATTATTAATAGCTGTCACGGTAAGCATAATATTTATAATGTTTTAAATAATAGTATTAATAATAATGAAAAATATGCTCTTATTATAGATGATACTGAAACAATTACATTAACAAGTGAAAAAGATAGTTTATTGGAACTATGTAAAAACAATGATAAGAACAAAATAATGCCAATTATATTTGTGTCAAATAATCAACATAGTAAATTAATTTCTGACATTAAAAAATCTTGCATCGAATACGAATTTAATAATCCAACCAATAATGAATTACTTATTATATTTAATAAAATTACCAAAAGCGAACATATGAATATCACTAATGTTAAAGTTATTAACACAATTATTAAATATGCACAATTCGACGTACGTAATTTAATATTTATTCTTAATGATCTATTTTTAACATATGGCAAATCAGAAATTACTGTTGATAAATTACAAAATTTTCTTAACTTCTCTAAAAAAAAAGATATTGATATCGGACTATATGAAGCTAGTAAAGAAATTTTAGATACATACAAATCTATTAACACTTGTATGGAACTATATGAAACTGAAAAAGTTTTATTACCACTTATGATCTATGAAAATTATTATAAAAGTATGTATGCACGATTAAATGAATCCTCTATCTCAACAAAATCAGATAATAATAAAAATAATTTATTATTAAAACAAATTGATATTAGTAGACGTATTTGTGACTCTATTAGTAAAGGTGATGTTATCGAAACTAATATTTATACTGATCAAAACTGGAATAACCAAAATATTCACGGCTTTTATACAATCTGTGACACCTCTTATATTATCAATACAATGGTTAATGAAAATATCCAATGTAATAAAATTATTTCTACCAAACATCAACCTCTTAATTATAAAATGGATTTTAGTGCTGATCTTAATAAAACAAGTTTGAAAAATATTAATCGTAAAAATATTACTAATTTACAACCTATTATTCCTGACAAAAATCTTGATGATCTTTTATATATTAATAAATTGATATACACATTAATCGAAAAAAATATGATCAAAGAAGCATACAATATATGTAAGGAATATCCTATTGATATTAAACATCTCGAAATTATTGTCAAAATTGATAAAACTAATACTAAACTTATTATTGGACCAAAAACTAAAAAATTATTTTGTTAATTACCATCTTAATACAATTTTTAACACAATATATTTTTTTTTATTTTTTATTTTTTATTTTTTATAAATGAAAAATTATTAAATATTTTTTTTTATTTAATCTGATTTGGTTTGAACTACTTCCTCTACAATTACTTGAACCATTTTTGTTCCCCATTTTAATGGAACTTTTATTTGACTCTTTATTTCTGGATTTACTACCACTAATGATGGAAATGCTTCCTCATTATCTAAAGCTGCAACTGTTTTTGTACGTTCATATACTTTAAAATCACTATCAATAGTTGTATTATTTCTAAATTTCATATGACTCATTAGCTCTTGTTTTTCTTCACGTGCTTCTTTTTCTTTCAATGCTTTTTTACTGAAATAAGAATTTCTGCCTGTAATTGGAGCACCATTTGGATCCACTGAATTCGAACTATCTAATTTTCTTTGTTCATATTGTTCTTTTATTCTCGCACTATTTAATCCACTAAATCTTGATGCCATTCCTTGGTTACTATTTGTGTTTTGATATTCTCTCATTCTTTCACCTCTTTCACTTCGATCACCTCGATCACCTCGATCACCTCTTAAACTTGAGAAACGACCACTGGATCCATCAGAATGATTACTATTATTATTTTTATATCTGACTTGCGTAAATCCTTTAGAATCACCAGATGATTCATAATTTGAACGATTACCACCGCTTCTTAAACTTGCAAACCTATCACTGACAGGTTTTTTCTCAGAGGGAATACCTTCACCAGTCTGAGTAATTGTATCATCAGTATTCAAAATACTGAACTGATTAACCGTAGCATCCGAAGATCCCATAGTTTGATTTTGTAAGTGTTGTCTAGCATTCATTTGTCTATTCATTATAATATGAATATTTTTCTATATATATACTATAAAAAATAAAAATATCAATTTTTTTATATGTAAGTAATATAATATAATGGCAAACAAAGATTATTTAAACTATATTAATATTAATAATAATTTAGATACAATCGATCAACATGATACTGGTATGATTGGTGGTTCTAATAAAGATATATTTGATGTTCCCGTTGGTTCATATCAGGGACCGAATGAGGCTGATGTTAAACAACAATTACAAATGAGTATTTATAATAGAGAGAAATTAAATTATATGGAGCCATCTAAAACAACACTATATACAATACAAAGAGGAACTGTTTTATATCACGGTTCTTTGTATAAAGAATCATTTAATCCATTTGACATACGATTAGGAGAAGATAAATTAGTATCATATTTTTCACCAAATAAAAGATTAGCGGCTGATTATATTGTTGGGTGTGCATTATATCCCACACGTTCTGGGTATATACATAAATTCAGGGTTAAAAAAAATATTGAGAAAATTATGATCGTTTCCACATTTGAAAAAAAAGCAAATTGGACTTTATCTTATATTGAAGATACTTTTTGTTCTCGTAAATTTAGAATACAATTAGATGGTATTGGATTCTTGTTCCCACGTCGTGATGAACAACAATTATATAATCCTACTTCAATTCAAGAGGACCCACGTGTCAGTTTTGATGCTGAATTTGCTATTTGTGATCCGAATGAATATTTAGAATATATTTCAACACAAAGATGTATTAGTATGAGAAAAGTATCAGATGAATATCATTTCAATAAATAATAGAATTAAAAATATCAATTAATATTAATTTATTATCTAATAAATTAATATTATGGACTTCTATATGGACAAACAAAAAAATACTATATCAAATCATTTATTATGTAATATTTTTGATCAAAATTTTTATTTCAATAAATCAAAATATCGTCTTCAACTTGTTGGTGGCTCTAATTTTCAAAATAAATTAAAAAATGATAAAAAAAAAAGATATGTTGTTAAATTCAATACCAAAAATGTCGTCAAACATAGTTCCAGATATATTAAATTCTCACAAAACCAATTACAAATTTTAGATGCTTTACTATATGATGGTAGCTATAAAAAATATATTGATTCTAAAAATAATCTTAGATATTCTGAACATTCTGGTCTATTCGACTTTGATAAAACCAAATTAGAACGTATTGTTATTAGTGGTAAATCTAATAGAGAAGATGATGATGATGTTGATATTCTTTTACCACAAAATATGATAGATGCTCTTGATTATGAATATATATTTCATACACATCCTCCAACTCCTTATCCAGGTGCTCGTGCTAAAGATGGTGTCTTATATGAATTTCCTTCAATTGCCGACTTATATCATTTTGCATATCATTATAATGATGGACACGTTAGGGGGTCTATGATTATTGCACCAGAAGGTGTTTATATTATTAGAATGAAAAAAGATGTTAAACATATTGAATATCCATCGGATGAGATTGCTGATAAATTAGAAAATTTAAATATCAAAATACAGGATAAAGCGATTGCGAAATATGGTGATGATTTTTTGAATAGCAAACAAAAATTATATTATGAGACTGTTTGTCAAGATAAAAAATATATTAAAATGTTCAATAAAATTGTTAAAAAATATTTCCATAAAAATATGCAAATTTTATATAAACCACGTAAATTCGATAATAAAACCAATAAATGGATCATCAATAATTTATATATTAAAGTTAGACCTGTTGAATTATCTTAATTTTTATACTTTATCTCTCATAAATAAATTATCTTTAATCTATTTATATGATTGTTCATTTTAATTCTACAAATATTATGATTTTTTTTATTATTTTCGGTTCCATACTTATGATCTATCAATGGTCCAGATCTTCCGTTATGTGCGATGGACCTAAAATCGTGTATAAATATATTCCAAGAGATTTTAATATTGATAGTAAATATCCGGATGGTGTATCATCTACTTTTAAAGATATGTTCCGTAATCCAACACCATATATAGTAAGTTTAGGTAATGATAACAAGAGAGTTAATGTATAATCATTTATATTTCTTATTTTTCATACTAGTTTAACAGTAATATTGGTTCTTCTTTTGGAGCAAAAAGCATTTAAATCTAATACTGGTTCTTTTTTATCATAATTTTCATCATAATGTTTTTTATTCCATTCTAAATATTTAGGAGCACCGACTATAAACTCAGGAGTTTTTTTTGCCTTGTACCAGAACACTTTTTTTGTTATGTCGAGACTTTTGATTTTGTTGTTTATTACCATACAACCATAATTTTCAGTTACTTGCTGAAATACCTGATCGAAGATGTCGAACTTTGGAAATGAACCTGCATAATGTTCGTACAGTCTCTTTCTATTACTGTATTGATCTTCTCCCAATAAAAAAATAAAATCAAAATTGGAACGTAATTCTGGTTGGATACCAAGACTGTATTGCATGGTCAAAATATAGGTTAAGCCATAGTGACGCCCTTCATTAAATATACTTAGGATGCATGGATCCTTTAACCATAAATGTTTGCTACTCATGCAGTCATCCATTATCAAAAAACATCTATGGTCTTTAGGAGATTTTTTTTGTTTTACTCTGGTCTCATTCATCGCTAACATTGCCTTTTGTCTCTTTAAAACTCTCGGAATAATTGATTCTTCATAATCATGGTATGTAAATGCAGGCGGAACAAATTCATTGTAGAACTTTGTCATCTTGTCAGTGGGGGCAATTATTGTACCACACGGTATATCCCTGATATGATACATAATATCTCGTACAACCCAACTTTTACCAGAACCAGATTTAGCAATCATAGCAATTCGTGGATTTAAGAATTTACCTTCATCATTATAGACCAACGTTTTCATATCAAATTCTTGTAATTGTAATGAAGCACCATTAACATTATAATTTTGAGCAGCCATCTAATTATATATTATATAATTGGATAACATAAAAAATTTATAGATTTAAAATTTATCGTGTAAAATTACCTGAGCATTGGAAGCAATAGATGGAATAGTTTGTTCCATCATATAAATAAAATAAACAATAATAATCCAATTTAATAGACCACATAAAATACTAATACGTAAATGTTTATTATTATGATTAGAATTGTCCCCTTTTTTAGAAACTTCATCGGCATTAAAATATTTATGTTCTAAAAATAGGAATACGAACACAATAACCATTGTAAGGAAACAATATACAAAAGCTGTTTGAATATTCATTTTAATATTATTATTATAGATAAAAATTATAACAAAATTTTATGAATTATTAGAAATTAAATTTAAAATCTCGATCTATATATTTCTTTTTATTATCTGTTTGATTTACTGTATTTGTTTTCCCTTTTCCTTTCTCTGTTACTGAGATTGATACAGAATTAGATGCCTCTGTTTCTGTCGGATGTTTATCTTTTGTACTACCACCTTTCTTAATATTTTGTGTTTCTTTAGAAACATTAAGATTAGCGTGTTTATTAGCAGCCATTTTATATGACTCAAATATATCCATTTTGTTATTATTTTTTGGTATATATGATTCACTTGCTGACATAATATCGAGATCTCGCTCTTTACCTCTTCCATATTGTGTTGGCATTTTTTGTTTTTCTCTTTCCATTGTATTAATTTTAGTATCAGTTTTTTCTGTTCTTTCTTGGCTCGCATCACTATTTTCTTCATCAGATGATGTTGATTCATTATTTCCTCCTTTCATTGGGGCCTGAACTGGTACTGGTATCTGGTCATCTTTTTGATCTTTGGTCTGAGTTTGATTTTGATTTTGTTTTAAAACAATAGCTGTTTGGTCGTTATTTTTTTTAACTAATTGATATTTAATTTCATCATTAAAATCATTAGATTTCAATAAATGTCCCAAACGTGCTTTATCTTGTTCAGAAACGAGTTTATCAATATTTTGGTTATGAAGAGAGTCAGTAAAAGATTCTCCAAGATATTCTCTTAAGATCATATTAATTGGTAACATTTTACGGATTGCATCTATGATACTATTTTTTATAGTATCATATGCTTCGCGTTCATTACGTTTAAGTTCAAGTGGTGTACAACTGTGGAAAAACAGAAATGGATTTTGAAATATGTTTTTTGCTGATTCAATATATGAGTTATGAATGAATTTTTCAAGTTCAATAACATAATTTATTTTTAATTTGTTTTTTTTATCAGGAGGTGTATTAGTCAGTATCATTATATTTGATTTTATTACTGCTTTTAATAAATCTTCTAATATGTCTCCACAGTTTGAATCTGTTAATATTCTTTTTGTTTCTAATTTTACTACTTCATCAGTCCAAGATGGTATTCGTCTTAAACAAGTTTGAAATACTTTTAATTCTTCCCCTTTTTTGGAGATTTTTTTAGCATCATCATATATAGATTTAAATCCCTCGAGTAAATATGGAGTTATTATATTTACCAATTGAATCGTATATTCTGTTTTAGTTTCAACAAGAAAATTCATTTTTATATATAAATTATGAGTATATTTTATATATATTATTTTAACATATTTTTTAATCTCTTATATATGAATTCATTTTTAGATCATTATTGACATTATCCATTTTCTCTTTATTCCCACCACCACTTACATTTATATAATCCAACAATTTATTTGGTATTACACAACATCCGTCTACAGTACTAAGGTTTGCAAGAGAATATCCGTCTGGAATCTTAGTTTTGTCCGTTGACCAACCCAATGCATTACAATATTCTGATTTACAATCCGCTGTTAATAAATCATGCAATGATGTTTTTCCATCTAATATTGGTTTCGAAACATCAAAATGTTCATATTTTGATATAAATTTTTTATATATCCAATGAAGGATATAAATTATTAATACTATTTTGAGTACATTCATAACTACACATGTTAGTTTCATATCATTATTTTCTAAAAAATTGTTCATTAAAAAATTGTTCATTAATTCTGGAGAAGTTTTCGTTAAACGATACATTATATTTATAATATATATAATATATATTATAAATTTATTTTTTTTAATTTTAACAACCATTTTTATGTCATTATCAACGACGCCTTATTCGCTATTATATTATTCTCCGACTTATTTATCTCTTCACTATTTATTATTCCTGTTCTCACTACATCCATCTTTAATATATTCCTAAATAATAAATAAAATAATATAACTAATATTGATCCAACTAAAAAAATATTAATGTTTCCCATATCCGAATAATTTGATTCTTTCACTAATTTATAAACCATATATATATATATTTATTAGATTTTTTTTTTATTGATTTTTATTTCTATTATGTTCCTTTTGAATCACTTCTTGCACTTTCGTAAATTTCTCTCTAATTGGATTTAATTCATCTTCAAGTAATCGCCTTGCTTTTACTAACTCATCTTCTAATTCCTTTACTTTGTCTACTTTATCAACAGATTCGTTCTCCACTTTATCAACTTGTTCTACTTTATCTACTTGTTCGACTTGTTCAACCTTATTACCTGATTCCTTTAATTCCGACAAATCAATCTCGATTTTTGAGTTATTCAAATTGTTATCTAAAGTGTTCTCTACACTCGCTTTCCCTTTTTTATTCTTCTTCTTATGTTCCTTTGTTTTCGACATTGATTCCATTATTAGATCATTCTTTCGTCTCTCAAAAAATTGTTTCGTTTGAGATTGGTTCTCTGCATATGCTTTCATTAAATTATTTAATTTATCTTCCGCATATGTTGCATCTTCTGCCTTTTCGGGACTATCTTCAAATGGTAACCATTTCCCTACCTCTCCCACAAATACATTATGTAAACTATCAATTCCTTGTAAATATTTCGCTCTCTTTTGGGCCTCCTCAATCGAAGAATATGAACCACGCACTTTAATCCCATATATTCCTTTACTCTCTGATGGTATTGATGCATTTGAATCTGCAAGTTTATAAAATGATGGTGTTAGAATCGACATCACTACAAACTTTTGTGATGGAATTTCCGCATCTTCTGTTAAATAATCTACTTTATCTGGATTTGATGACATTATATTTTAATATATAATTATAATCCTTAAATTGTTTTATCTTTGGATTTTGTTAAATAACAATTATAACAATACTTATTTTGATATTTTATTTATTTGTTATTATAATTATAAAATCTTTTTGTATTATATATTTTAATATGAAATCAAAAAAGATCGGACTCAATAAATTTATTACTAATAAATTTAATTTTGATTTTAATCTTAATGGTGGTAGTAGTGCGGACGACCATGTTATCGATATACTTCCTGATCCAGTTGTTGCAGCAGCACCAGCACCAGTCGCAGCACCAGCTGTTGTAATCCCACATAACCCTGATCATCACATTATTGATATACTACCGGATCCAGCTATTCCAATCCCACAACCTGTTCCAGAAGTTCGTATCGATGTTGCCCCATCCTCTTCTAATGATAATCAATCTGGTGGTACATTAGTTGATTTTTCTAATGTTACATTTGTTAATAAACAAAACGGTGGAACCATTCATATTCATAGAAATAATTCGTTATTAGTTGATTTTTCTAATATTAATTATGATCTATATAGATCTAATAAATATAAACAAATTGGTGGATCTATTTTATCTAAATATAATGATAATCTTGTATCTTTTACTAATTTTGAACAAAATGGTGGAACATGGACTTGTGATAGTTGTGGAGATATTTTACCTAAATCAAGAGCTGGTGAGCCTGATACAAGAAGTTGTATTAGATGCACCAATAATGATGATAACCCATCCAGACAAATCCAATCGATTCCCATTTTAGAAGATTACAAAGCTCTTTCTGATTTTGATTTCGCAAAAAAAAGAGCAGCCAATATAATGAATATATCGCCCTCGCATAAAGCTAAACCTGTTCAACCATTCGCACAAAATAAACAATCTAGTCCATTATCTCAGAGTGAATTTAATTTAACTGAGTCAGTTTCTCAAACTCAAAACCCACTTATACCAAGGCTAAAACATCCACAAAGTTCTAAATCACCTCTATCTAAATCACCTCTATCTGAATCACCTCTATCTGAATCATCTCTATCTGAATCACCTCTATCTGAATCATCTCTATCTGCCCCAAACGTTAAAATAGACGCTTTTGTAAGACACCGTCATGACAGACCACTGCATGGACAATCAAGAAAACTATCTGACAAAATTAGTAAATCTGGTCCAGATACTGAATCTCAACCTATAATATTTTCTTAATCAGAATAAATAATTCCATTTTTATATAATATAATTAATTATATCATATAAAATTTTAATAAATAAATTTTTTTTTGTTATAATAATTAGAACATAATTGCTCCATTATCAATAATATTATTAGATATGTTCTGATCATTTTTTTGTATTCGTTTTTTTGGTCCAGTATCTTGAACTGTTTGATTTGGCTCATATTTTTTCAAATATATATCATATTCTGGTTCATTTTTACACTTAACTAATAATTCTGACATAAATAGTTCATAATTTTGTTTTAAATTTAAATTATCATCTAATATCTTTTTTTTATAAAATGTTGGTCGTTCTTTACCAGATCTACCTCTCTTATCATATATTAATGAATTTATTTTATTATTATATACTACATCTTCTGGTAAAACAAATTCTGTTGATGGAATTATTACTGGTTCATTAATATCTATTTCAGATTTAAGACGCCCATCATCTGCATATATTTCTAACAATTGATGATTCCTTGATTCAGGATATTCCTTTAATAATTTTTTTACGGCATTTTGGAAATGTTGTTTGAATGTATAGTTGCCTTTCATCGTGTATTGAATTCTGAATTTTTCTCCTTGTGTTTTTATATAATTAAATACTCTATTATTATATTTCCATCCATCTGGCAATTCAATGTCTTGCTCTGGAATTACATATTCTTGTTCCACTGTTTGGACTATTTGTTGATTTGGTTTATTTGTTTCTGGATATAATATACCATTACCTTTACCATCGTGATAACATTTAAATAATGGATTAGTATCTTTTTCATTTATATATTTGTTTAATAACGTTAAAATTGCCATCTGATAATTAGTCTTAAATAATTCACTTGGATTTCCTTTGTATTGGACTGTATATGGTTTTCCATCTTTTACAAATTTAAAATATCTAAATGTTGTTGTTTTTGGATCATATATCCATTGTGAGTAACTAAAACTACCAGTATGAGGATTAAACGTCCATTGTTCTGGCATATTATATTCTGAACCATCCGATAATACCCTTGTTTGAACAATTGGTTGGAACTCTTGTGGTTCTACTATTGGAGGCATATTTAAAAATTGATTAAAATAATCAGTCTTGGTACCATATAATTGAATCAATTCTTTAACCAATATATCAAAATTACATTTTAGATTTAAATTTGGATCAGGATGTAAATTAGTTCTGAATGGTCGTTTCATATTTGGTCTTGGATATATATTACCAATATTCTTATCAAATTTAATTCTTGTATTATTGTCACATAATACAAAACCACTTCCAGGTTTTAATTCAAATTTCCCGACCATTTGACTCTTTATTTCGTCATAATAACTTCTATAAATTGTATATAATGGACAAAATGGATATTCTTCAAAAGACCATCGTGGCATCCATTGATATTTTAAACAATTTATAAAATTTTGCCTCTTTGAAATCTTAAAATTAATAACAGATTTCGTATTAAACCTAACCTCTTGTATATGTCTATCATGTATTAATTCTTTTTCGGTAACTCTAAATGGTTCCGGATATTCAAATCCATCTTCATATATTGAAACTGTTGGTTGAACTATTGGTTGAACAGACGGTTGAACTGTTGGTTGAACTGTTGGTTGAACTGTTGGTTGAACTGTTATTTGAACAGACGGTTGAACAGACGGTTGAACTGTTAGTTGAACTGTTGGTTGAACTGTTGGTTGAACTGTTGGTTGAACTGTTGGTTGAACTGTTGGTTGAACTGTCTGTTGGTTGTTATTTACTAATACAGATCTCAATTGATTTAATTGGTCTATTAATATATCTATTGTTGCTACAGACTGGATATTTATATCAATACCATTATCAATTAATGCTTGATATGGATTAGATTGAATTATATTTAATTGTTCCCCTTGGTTGATAACTTCATCATCATCATCTTCATCTTCATATTCATGTGTTGGAAGTGTATTTAAATATTCAATAAAAACGGCATCATTTTTATATTTTTGCCTTAATTTAACCAAAAATAATTTATAATTTTCAATTTGAGATTGATTTTCATCATATTGAAGTTTTAAATTCCATCTTTCATTCGTTCCATTATATTTCCTTTTTTCAAATGTCATTACATGTTTTCCACGAGGATCTATTGCATCCATATTAAAATGTGTTGGAGGAATAAATTCTTCATCAGAATCACGTTTAATACGATAAACACATCTATTTAATTCTTCCGCTGTAATTGTTGGTATATCATTTAATAATTGATAAATACTCATTATTTGGTCGTATTTTTCAACTAATGACATTTTATTACCACTCACTTTAGAAGATGCTATTCTTCTTTTTCCACATCGTTTTAAAGTAGGATGTTCTTCAATCTCAAAATAATTTCTTAGAATGCCATTTGTCCCCATATCGTTTAGTCTCACACCAATATATTTTGGTAATTGTATCAAAGGATATATATGTACCGATAAAGATGCAGGCAATACCGTCGTCCGTATTCTATCATTTTGATTACTATTTTGCAAAGATTGTGTTGCCCATCTTAGATTTTCTAAACGATTATCAACTTTATTTCGATTAATATGATCTACTGATAATTTTTGTGGAGAATTTGGTTTAGGAGTATGATGGTTCAATATTAGATGATGTAAATATAAAATTTTATCAGGTTGATTTGATTGATGTATTGTTGACGCGATATAACCATTCATAGTTGGATACCAAGTATAGTTATTGATTATAATCCAATCATTTTGGTTTATTGCTGTAATTACATCATGAGCACATACAACATTTAATATATTATCACGAAGATATGCTGGATTTTTTTCTTCGCCAGCTGTTCTTCCACGATTATTAATATGTCCGTCTATTCTTTGATATAGATTTATATTGTTATTAATTTGTTGTAATGTTGGGATTTCGATTATTTGATTGAAAGTTTGCATATTAGTATGATATAAATAGTATGATTAACTAACTCTTTAAACGCTTTAAAAGTCAATTTTTTTATAATAAAAATGATTATATTTGTTGATTTTTCGCATAAACTACAATGTTCTTTACCATATGGCCGGTACTCAATTTATATATATTTTCAGTCTTGATGTAAAAATATATAGAAAAAAATAAAATAGATTGTTTGTAATGTATGATATATAATACTCTTGATACAGCGTATTAATTCGAATAAGCAAGGCCTCCCATTCCCGACATAACACGCAACACGTTATAGTTTAGAGCGTACACGTTAAATTGGGAATTGCCATCTTGGAAGTAGAATGCATCATCATAAGTAACGTTCAAAGTTGCGTTATCAATACGGGAAAAGTTGCAAGTTCCAGATGGTTGATGTTGTTCGGGATTCAGAGAAAAGCTGTAGCAATTGATACCATCCGCTGGGGTGTTGGTATGGCATTGGTAAGGTTGAACATAGTTGAAGTAGGCACCTTCTCGTTGAGAGAAACGATCATGACCATTCAATTGGAGCAACACTCTGGCACTGGGGTTACGAGATCCATCCAGGTAGCAACCATAGTTGTCCCATTGATACACTACAACATCATTAGTAGCAGCACCATCACTTGTAGGAGCATTGCCAACTGTATTAGTACCAGTTAGAGTGGAACCAGCAAACAGCATACTAGAAGGAGTAGAAAATTCTTCAACAGTTAAGAGGCGACCAAGAATAGTGATGTTATCAATATCGAGTTGGTCAGCGTTGAGGTAGATGGCTCTGATAGCACCAAAGGTTGAAGCATTGGCTGTTGAAAGAACAGCAGCAGGAGAAAGAGCGTTGCCAGCAGCTACATTATTTAAACTAGTAGCACCATTATATAATGCACATCGGAGAACGAATCGTTTGGTAGCATTAACACGAGCAAGTTCCATATTGGTAGGATCATAAGCCAAGAAAGCGTTACCAAAGAATTTACCACTGGATGCGTTCCATACGAGTTCTTTACAAGGGTGATTGAGATTGAGACGAGTCTTGGAAGCTTGTTGAGAAACAGTTTCAGAACCAGTGAATTGGAGTTGTTCAAAGAGATATTCGTGAGATGCTTGAGCAAATCGTTTACGTTCTTCATTGTCGAGATACACGTAATCAACAAAGAGAGAGCAATTGGTAATAGGGAGAGCAGCTTTCATAGCATTGAGACCGACACCACCAACAGCAACAACATTGCTAGTGTAGTTGATCATTTGTTCAAAAGGGGAGAAATCAACAGTGATCTTGATGTCGTGGTATTGAAGGGCAATCACTGGGAGAGCGAGTCCATCATTACGGCAGCAAGCGAATTGAAGAGGAATGTAGAGAGTAGTTGCTTCGTGAGATTGAGAAAGAGTGGTGAGAGCAGCAGTGTCACCGATCATTTCACCATAACCACGGTCGTGAGCGAAGTTACGAGCAAGTTCATACCAAACATTGAGCCAATCACCGTAGAGTTTATCAATTTGAGTTCCACCAATTTCCATAATAACGTCAGCCAACATGAAGTGACCAACACGAGAAACCCAAGCCCATTGTTGAGCAATATTTCCGGAATCGAAGCTAGGAAGAGATAGACGGAGATACATTTTAGTAACGAGATCTCCAGATCGTTGAAGGTTGCACACAGCTCGTGAGCCCCATGCAGATGAACCATTGAAAGTTTGTTCAATTGATTCAGTTGCGAAGTTGGTATGTCTTCGGTATACCACCTTAAAGAAGGTAATCTGAGGATTACCTGTTAAATAGAAGTCCTGTGCGCCGTACGCAACTAGTTGCATTAATCCACCACCCATAATATATATATATACTATACCGTAGAAAAAAATTTATTAAATTATCGTATAATTCATATTAAATTAAAATCTAAACTATAATATTTAATAAATTTTTTTTTCTAATTTTATTTTTGTGTTTTGTTTATCTATATTTAATCAATCATTATATCATCTAAGGATACATTATATATATATATTTATATCTAAAAAAATTGATTATAATATCTATTGCATATTGTTGTGTTAGAAATTATAGATATATAGATTATGCCACCTAAAATAACTCAATCTGAATTTATTCAAAAAAGTAAGGATAAATATGGTCCAAATACATTTGATTATTCATTATGTAATTATGTTAATTCTATTACAAATATTACATTGATATGCAATGTTGAAAACCATGGCAATTTCATGATAACACCTGGAAATCATTTGAATAAAGATAACATGGGATGTAAAATTTGTAAAGAGATTGTATATGACACACATAGTTTTAATGTAATTGCCACAAAAAAACATTTTGATCGCTATAATTATGATAAGGTCATTTACACTGGTCCTAAAAATTTAGTTACTATAACTTGTTATATCCATGGTGATTTTCAACAAAAATCTGAAAATCACACTTCACTATTAAATGGTTGTCCGTCTTGTGCAGGCAATGTTCGTTTAACAACTGAACAGTTTGTTGAACGTGCTAAAATACTTCACACAAGTAACAATAAACCTATTTATGATTATTCACAAAGTATTTATATAAATTGGGATACTAAAGTTAATGTAACATGTAACAAACATGGTGTGTTCCGGGTTCTACCTGAAAATCATTTAAGACGTAAAAGTGGATGCCCATTATGTCACAATAAAACGGAAGGCATTGTTTATGATACACTTAAACCGATCTATAAAGATCTTAAATATGGTTTTCCAAAAGAATGGTGCAAACATGAGAGAGAATTGCCATTTGATTTTGAAATTGAATCTCTTAAAATTATTATTGAGTTAGATGGACCACAACATTTTAGACAAACCAGTAATTGGAGACCTTTCGAAGAAACCCAAGACACTGATAAATATAAGATGAAATGTGCAAATGAAAATGGATATTCTGTTATTAGATTACTACAAGATGATGTATTATATAATAAAATTAATTGGACTAAATGTATTGATATTGCAATTAAATTGCTACAGTCTTATAAACCAATTAATAAAAATATTTATATTTGTACCAATGATGAATATAAACCATATTTTGTAGATGCTGATAAATTTATTAATGAACTATTACAAATTGAATAATTTTTTAGGTTTAAATAAACAAATATTTTTTTTATTATATTGATACATAAATAAACCATTGCTATTATTAGTAAAGATAAATATGGCCAATGAAATTGTTTCTAAACAAAATATATTTATTATACGCGCCAAATCAATTCACAATCTATATGAAGAAATATACGACTATTCACAAGTTAATTATATTAATATTAAAACAAAAGTAACCATCAAATGTAATCTGTGTCATCAATCATTCGATATGACACCAGATATTCATATACATAAAATACGAGGATGTAAAGAATGTAAACCATATCAACCACTATTAATATATAGAGCAATTAAACCATTATACAAAGCTGTTTTACTTAATTGTTATTTGGATAATTCTAAATACACATATAATTATCGTCTTTCAACACTTAATATTATAATTGAATTAGATGGCAAAGAATGTTTTGAAAATATACCATTTTATAAACCAAAAACAGAGATGCAATCTATTATTTCTTTTAAAAATAAAGAAGCATTAGAAAAAAATTGTTCAGTTATAAGACTATTATATGAAGATGTATTATTTGATAAATATGATTGGTTATCTACTATTAAACTATGTGTTAATAATTTATTATTAATTAAACCATTTAATAAAATAATTTTTGTGTGTGCAAATAATGAATATGAATCACAAATGGTTAATGCTGATATTACATGTGATCTATTGAAAATTGATTATATTAATAATTAAAAAATTGATTAAGGTTAGTTTTATCTTGATGACACCATCACATTGATGGTATTCATCAGATCAAAACTAACTAAATTAATTTTTTAATATGGTAGCCCATCTTAAGTAATTATATTTGATGTTTAACATCAAATATAATTACTTAAGATGGGCTACCATATTAAAAAATTGATAATAAAACCACTTAATCAATAATATAATAAACATATATTATATTATATTATGCCACCTAAAGCAACTCAACAAGATTTTATTATGAAAAGTAAATTAATATTTGGAGATGATGCGTTGGATTATTCTCAATGTGAATATAAAAATAGTGTTACAAAAGTTATATTAATTTGTAATAAAGGTCATGGACCATTTGAAGTCTTTCCTGGGAATCACATAAATAAAAAGATTGGTTGTTCAATGTGTGATAAGCGTGTAACTACTACTGAACATTTTAAAATAAAGAGTCGTGAAATACACGGTCTTAAATATAATTATGATAAGGTAGTTTTTACTGGTGCTAAAGATTATGTTACAATCAATTGTCCAATAGATGGTCACGGAGATTTTATGCAACGTGCTGATAATCATTATAGTGCACAAAATGGATGTCCAGAATGTGGTCTGATTCATAATTAAATCAATATTTTTTTTTATTTATAAATTAAAATCATCCAATTCAATATCATTTATTGTAGATTCATCAGTATTTATAATGATATTGTCATATAATTTATATGTTTTAGTTAATTTTTGATCAGTAGTGAGATCATAATATTCTACATCAACAGTAGATTTATTTATTAATGTAAAAAAATCTTTAATTTGTTGGTCCATCGAATTGTGTTTTTGATTCCATACAGACACATAATCTTCCATAAATCTGGAACCAGCAGAAACAATGAGATTATTAGAATTAGTATATCTTTCAAATATGGTCATAACTTGTAAATTATTAATATTATCGGCATCGGAATAAAGAATAGACATGAAGAAACGATTATAACGATCAACTCCATAAATAATATTGGAACCATTTGGAAAGAATTTTTTATCAATGAAATCAATATAACCAGTATCACCTTTAAGATTACCTAAATAAATTTGTGTCCAAGAACCAGTAGATGGGCATATTTTTTTAATATAATCAGGAGGTATATCAGGCGAATGAAAATCAGTATAAGAAGTGTTATACCATTGAACAAGATTATTAAAAGTTTCTTTACATAAATCGAAAAAAGAATAAAAATATGAAGTCATAATATAATATGAATAATGATAGTGATATAATATTTAAGTTATGGTTCAAAAAAATGGTAAAATAATAAAAAAAAGAATTTTGTTAAAAGATGGATATAAATATATAAAAAAGTAAAAATATATATATTTATAATAGTTATATGGACGATTTATTCATAACAAAAAAATTAAAATATACGACATTAAAAAAGTCGATACAACACGATAATTCGTTGATGAATTATGGGACAATAGATTCGTTACATACAAAGTTTATGACAGATTTTGAAAGACAAGATAAAAGTATTTGTAAATTAGAAAATAAATTGGAAAGACTAAAAAACGAACTTAAATATGTAGAAAATAAACCACCTTGTGAGAATACAATTGAAGATATAAGTAAGCGAGCTGATTTATTATGTAAAATAGAACAAATAGAAGATGATATTGCAAGAATTAATTCAGGAGAGGATGAACACGAATATTATATAAAATCATTACCAATATTAACACAATATTATGGTTTTAATAGGAATGCATCAATAAATGAGCCATTAAACAATACAGACCCTGAGGGAAAAACGTTAATAGAATTTTTTAATACCTGTAAGAAAAATAAAGATTTGAATATAACACCAGATAATGACACAAATATATTTGAAGAATTTTTAAGATGTACAATGAATAAAAATATTAAAAAACGTTCATCATTATCACAAGTATGTCCAGAATGTTCAACTGAGAAAACATTACAGTCGAGTGATGGTCATATGGTATGTATGAATTGCGGTCATAGTGATCAAGTAATAGTGGATATGGAGAAGGTAAATTTCAAGGATCCATTTTATGAGAACAAGAGTACAGGTTATAAACGTATGAATCATTTTTCTGAACTAATGAACCAATTTCAGGCAAAAGAATCAACAGATATACAGCCAGCAATATTTAATACGATCATTCACGAGATCAAAAAACAGAAAATAACAGATCCAAATGATTTAACCAAAAAACGGATGAGGCAAATATTAAAAAAATTAGAACTAAATCAATATTTTGAACATATACCATTTATAATAAACCATTTAACTGGTCTACAACCACCAACTATGACTCGCGAAACTGAAGAAAAATTAAAATCTATGTTTAAAGAAATACAAGAACCATTCAAAAAATATAGAGGAAAAGAACGACGTAATTTTCTAAATTATAATTTTATTTTCCATAAATTTTTCCAATTACTCGAAATGGACTGTTTTTTACCACATTTCCCATTATTGAAATCTCATTCTAAATTATCAGAACAAGATCATATATGGTATCAAATATGTAAAGAATTAAGATGGGAATTTATACCATCTACATAAAAAATAAAATAAATAATATTAGAATATAATCAATATGCTAATATTGGATCAATTAAATAGTAATTTATCAATTGTGGTTCTAACACAAAAGAGACGATGTATAACCACACCTAAAAAAAACAAAAATATGGTCATAAATTTAAAAGATAATTTAAACAGTCTATAAGAATGAATACCAATATTTGGTTCTCCAAAAAAAAATATTTTTATATTGTCATAAATCCATAATATAATATTGATAGAGATAATTATTATTTTATTCTTTTTTAATATCAAGGATGGTTTTAGCTCCGATAGCAATACCCAATCCTTGTCTATAACCAGCAGAAACTGAAGGAGAATAAACATCAAGAAGGATAAGAGTGCCGGCAGCAGTTAGGGAAATGATAGCGATTTCTTGAATAGATAATTTATAAGTGGCAACCCATTTAGCAACAATACCAACAACAACACCTTCAATAAGATATTTAGTAATTTTTTTAAGAATTTCAGATGGATCATTAAAATATTCTGGATCGAAAGGATTATCTAAATTTATAGAACAACTCATAATTATATTTTAAGTTTAGAAAAAAGATATCTATATTATGAATAATAAAAATTATTATCCATAATAAAGTTTATTATATATAAATGTTATATCATTATATTATATAATAAAAACAAATGGGATCCGGATTATTACAATTAGTTTCAACAGGTTCAATGGATTTATTTTTAACAGGAGCAAGTCAGATTACATTTTTTAAAATAGTTTATAAAAAATACACAAATTTTGCAATAGAAAACATAATTGTTCCATTAGATGGTAATGCTAATTTTGATCAGAAAACAACCACTATTTTACCAAAAGTTGGTGATCTTATTCATAAAATGTATTTACAAGTTACTATTCCAATGGTTAATATAATTAATAATGATAAATATATTGATCCTAATGCTGTCGCATCTCTTAATAACCAATTAAATTTATATAATGCACAAATACCTAAATATAATAATTTTTATAAATATAATTTTATAATATTAAATGGTCTCAAATTAGAAATAAAAACAATTGGTTGCACTTGGTATACCGTTTCATCATTGATGACAAATTATAATACACAATATGCAAGTTCTATAAGTTCAATTGGTTTAAATATAATAGATGTACTCACTAAATTCAATTCAGAATTTCCATCATCATTACCATATACTGGATCAACATCAAATATAAATTTATTAATAACAGATATAACAAAATTCATTGATGATATGACAGAATATTATAAGGGAACCGAAAAAGAACTTTATTTAAAAATCAAATCATTGAAAGATGGAATAACAAATATAAATACAAAAAATGAATATTTCGCCTGGACTGATAAATTAGGAAACAATTTAATAAAAAAATGTTCGATATCAATTGGTGGATCAGAAATCACATCTTTTGACAGTGATTATTTAAATATATATAATTCATTAAATGGAGATTATAAACAAAGAGAACATTTAGATAGAATGATTGGAACTATTCCAGCTTTAACAAACTATGATAATTTACAAAAACCACAAACAAAATTATATATACCATTACCATATTGGTTTACATTACATAACGGAAATGTATTACCACTAATATCTCTGATATATCATGATATTGAATTTACAATTGAATTCAATTCATTGGACAATTGTTGTTTCTATAATGGCACACAAAATTTAAATAATTTAATGCAATTAGGTGACTGTAATCTTTTTATTGATTATATTTATATGGACTCTGATGAACGTAAAAAATTCGCACAGTTCGCTCACGAATATCTCGTTCAAACTGTACAAATTAATACTTCTAATATAAGTAATACATCATCATATTCTATTGATATGGGATTTCAACATCCAGTTAAAGAACTATATTGGATTATTAAAGAAAATAATATTGCAAAAAAATATAAATTAATCAACAAATATTATCCAATTCAAATATATAATATATCAAATATAAGTCCAGATAATGGTCTTGTTAAAATCACTTTCTCTAAACAAACAAATGATATATTTGTTGAGGAACCATTCATTAATAATAAAATTAATTTAAAATATACTAAATATTATGATGGTGTTTATGATGTAACGAGTTCTTTACCAAATTCGGTTACTATAAAAATAAAATATATAGAAAATGTGGATTATAATGATGGGTTTTATGGAATAATTTATAATGAATCAAAATCCGGATATTTCAATCCAATTGATACAGAATTTATATTATTTAATGGTCAATATCGCACACCACTACTTGAATCCACTTATTTTAATTATGTTGTTCCATATCAATATTATACAGCAACACCATTGGATGGAATAAATGCATATTCATTTTCATTACATCCAAAAGAGTATCAACCGAGTGGTTCTTGTAATTTTTCATTACTAAAATCACAAACATTAAACATTAATCTAAATAAAAATTACTATAATTATATATTAACGAATGATCTGAATTATGAATTATCAATATATGCAATAAATTATAATGTATTAAGGATAAATAATGGAATAGCAGGTCTTATATTTTCTGGATAGATAATGTAGTATAATATATAAAATATTCAAATCTTTTTTCAAATTCAATTAGATTTAAAAAAAGATTTATATTATAATTATAAAAGAACAGAATGCCAAAAGGTGGTTTAATGCAAATTATAAGTTATGGAAACCAAGATAAAATATTGATGGAAAACCCACAAATTACTTTTTTTAAATGTGTTTATAGAAAACCTACATTATTCTCCATCGAAAATACTGAAAAAACTATTAATCTATCTAATACTTCCAATAATGATAATTCATTGACAACAAATGTAACAATACCAAATCATGGAGATCTATTAAAATCATTAGATATTAAATTTGAATTACCATCTATTCAATTCGACTATAAAGAACAATTTATTGATATTGTTAAAAAACAAATAAATGATAAAACATATAGTGGTAATGTCGAAGCGTTTTATTATAATATTAGTAAATTAGAACTACTGGAACTGATTTTATATAATTATATTGTATATGCAACCAGATTAGAAACAACATCAGATACATTAAAATACACGATTATAGATGAAATAAATAGTATTAATAAATCATTAAATGGAACAATAATATTGGAACCACAAAAATTTGATTTAATATACAATGAAATCGAGTTAGAAGAATTATTATCAAATGATGACAATAATCAGGCTGTAAATCTAAATTCTGTCAATTATATTGCTGACAATACTGTTCTTAATAATGTTATTAACCAACAAAATGCTTCAAATTTATTATCTTCTGATGAAATTAATAATTTAAATAACAATTTTGATACATCTTTAATAACATCGTTAAATGACCCATCATTATATAATATTGTAAATTATGGAATCCAATATTTAATAAATTTAAAACTCCAAATAATCGACATAATGATGCAAAATTATGACACATATATATCATTATTCAATATAATTAAATATTTTGAGAATAATCTAAAAAATCAATTGGTTTCAGATGAAAAACAAATTTATCAATATAATGACCTGTTCTATGATTTTATCAAAAATATGACTTATCGTATTATTAAATCTGATGAAGTTTATTCTTATCATAGTATTATTAATTCACCTCCTTCCGACATTAAATCATTGGTTATTGATAACTACAATAACTATGTATTAAATGTTCAAGAAATATATTATGATTACCCACTAATGATTGTTGTTGGTAACGAATATTCATCTCTAGATAAACTAATAATTAAGAATATATTACAAGTAACAAAAATAACATATCAATCAAGTAATACATCATTAAGCACAAACAACAAAATAATGTTAATAAATAGTGTTTTATTTAAAAATGATTATAATAGCATTAATACGTCTTGTTTTATATCTTGTTCAAACACACCTGATAGTTTAATTAATTATTCCGAATATATACCAATTCACAAATTTAATATTACATATACACCATTCACTTCTCAAAATAATACATTTAGTGATCTAAATGAACTAATTATTAATGATAATAATTATTATTTTCAGGTAAAAGGTGACTATAAAAGTATTTTCACAATATATAAACTATGTTATATTTTTTCAAGTAAAATTTCTACATCTTCATATGATTACTTATATAATGATCTAAATAATAATAAATTTTATACACCAATTGCTATATTTAGTGTATTTGGTTCATCATATGACAGTATAACAAAAATAACAACCATTGCTGTTACAAAATTAACATTCACACAAACAGTCGCATCTGGTGACAATATTTTTATTAAAAATAATGTGGTTTTACCTATTAAAAACATTACTATTACATCTATTAATACAGATGTTGTTTTAAATTATAATTCATATATAAAAAGTTCAGAAACAGATGGTCTGTCTAATAATAATATCTTATTAAATTTACAAAATATATTGAATGGAACAATAAAATATAATACAGGATATTTGACTAATCTATATAACAGTGTGTTTAATTATATAAATTATTTTTTCCATATTATCGAAACTCAATATAGTACAACAACAGAAACTTTCTCTTATAATGCCAGTTACAAAAATACATATTTACAAGTCATTTTACCATTTTTGTTAAATATTATTATTGATCCTACCATTGAGGGTAACTTTTTATATAGATCATCTGATGATACTACTTATAATAATTATTATAATAGAATCAAATCAATTTTATATACCATGATCGGAGACTACAATTCTATTATGTTTAATTATAATTTTAAACTCAGTAATTATTCTAATAATGTTATCACATATATGTTTCAAGCAATCGCTAATTTAACAACTGATTTTAATTTAGATACTGGAAAAAATCCACAAGGTGTTTCCAATATTTATTTAAATAATTCTATTGGTCTGGGTGATGAATTCTGTTTATTAAAATCAGATATACAATTACTTCCAGGTGATTTATTAGACATTACAACCAATCAATATACATTAAATTATTACACAAATGATAACTATGATGTTACAACTATACAATATAATAAACTTGATATATTGCGAAATATTAATTTTAATAAAATTACATATTTTTTAGTTAGAAATGGTATTATATTTATTGTCGATAATTATGACCAGATATATATTATTAATAATAACTCATACAAATCTATTTTTTATGAAAAAAATGTTACCAATTTACAATTAAAATATTTTAATGTTCCATGGTCACCAATTATTTTATCGTATAATTCTTCATTTTATAATATTACATCGTCAAATTTGTTTCATAAAAAATATTTTATTGATAAGGTCAATAATAATAATAATAATATTTTTTATAATACTGAATTGAATACAAGTGTTCAATTAGAACAAACAATCTTTTTTAAACCAGTTAATATCTGTAATATTGAAAATAAATATAAAACAAAAGCCGTCATACCTACCACTAATGATAACAAATTATATTTTGTGTCTGGTATTCTTTTTGAATATAGATATACATCTTTTATCAATATTAATGCTCTTAATGATTCCAATAATTTAAATATTAAATTAAATAGTTCTGCTATCTCTAAAACAATTAACTATAATAGTGTATCTAATATTATTTATTATTCATATTTTAATGGTCTGGCTACCGAGTATTTCATTATAACTATTGATATTAGTAATAATTGTATTTATATTTACAGTGAAAATACAGCACAAACTGATATTATAAATATATCATTTTTAATATATGGTCTAAATCCTAACATACACAATATTAATTATTATAATAGCAATAATATTAAATTAATAAATGCAAACATTTCAAATAATTATCTATATTTATATGTCCAAAATACTGATGATCTTACTAATAATTTTATTGTTTTCAATCTACAAATTTATTATAATCAAACCACTAATATGATTGATTCACAATTGCAATTATATTCAAATGGATTTATCGGAATCAATCCAAACATCCAAATTAAAGATTTACCAAAACAAATTTTGTTTTTGCAATTAGATCCATCGCCTATCCCATCCGGACATACTATTGAAGAATATCTGTTTTATGTTTATATTTATAATTCAAGAATATATTACTATAATTTAGTTAATAATACATCTCCTTATTATTTGTCGAATACTGTACAATTTAATGATACTATTAAATTTGTCGTCTGGAATAAAAATTATATTGTTATTTATCTTAATAATATTAATACAATACAAATTTATAAAATTAATGAATTTTTAAACAATAATTTAACTAACGTTCTGACCATTAATAATCTCGAAAATGATAATGATTGGTTAATCAATGAAATACAATGTTTATGTATTGATAACTATTCGAGTTATGGCAATTTATTTATTGGTTCTAACAATAATATTTATAAAATTATGTTATCCAACTCGGGATCATCTATTAATTATAAATATATTAATACAACTGTTATCGATCCATCTTATGGTATTATTACAAATATTGCAACTGGTAATACTAATAATATATTATATATATTAACATCACTACAGTTCTTAAAATATAATTATTCAACATATGTCATAACTCAAAATGTGATACCAAATATATGGTATTATAGTTATTATGATGCAGAAATCATATTTAATAATTATTATAATACTGTTAGTATAATTGATAAACAAAAAAATAGGATTATCAATGCTACCTATAAATTAGAATATGATCTATTAGTGTTTGACAATCCTAATTCAAGTAATTTGGTTTCAATTAATGGTAATAGTATTAATAAAATAAGATATGTACAAAATAAATTAAATGGTTCTGACTATTCACAAACTATTTTAGTATTACTTGACACATATTGTGTTCCATTAATTTACTCTAATCAGTTATATACATCTTTACAACCATTTTTAATCTCATTTAATCAAAATATTATTATTATTGATGTTATATATAATAAAGACACTCTAATATTTTTAAATTATAATAATCTAACGAATGTTCTATATTTATATAAATTAAGTAATACTCTTGATAACATCATATATGAACAAATTAATAATAATAATTATATCAACACAACTTCTTTAAAATATACAATTAATGGTTTAACATATGTTAGTAGTAATATTTATAATGTGTTATCAGATGATAATTATGAATATATTTTAATGGGTCAAAATAATAAATTTAATCAATATAAACGTCTTACTATTAATTTATTAAATAATACACAATTAGATGTTGAACCATTCATTGGTAATGGACTAACCAATAATTATAATTATACTATACCAACTTATTGTAAAAATGTTTATTTTAATAATATTACAAATATAGATGTATTACCTACTGATGATATTATTCTTAATAATGATTCTAAATTATATTATATTAACAATGAAAATATTATAAAATTAAATATGGATTTTGGTTATACTGGTCCAACAATTACTGCTGGTACATATGGTAATACTGGTGCTTGGTATGTACCACCTAATGATCAAGCTGTTATACAACAACACTATAATGTGGTTTCACAAACTAATTATAAAAATAATTTATATTTTTTAACAACACCAGTAAGTGGTTCAACTGGACCAACTGGATCAACTAAATATATTGTTAATTATATTGATACATATACTTTAAATACACTGAACTATAATAAATATTATAGTATTATTGATCCAAATATAGATAGTTTAACTGGACAAATAAAAATTTATACAATGGCATGTATTGGTTTGAATGATTGGATAGTATTAACGAACGGTTCAAATGTTTATTTATATAAATTAAATACCGCAAAAACAGCATTTGAACTAAAAAATACTATACCACTCGGAACATCTGGTATAAATATTAATTCTATAATGTTTAGTAAAATTAATTTTATTAGTGATGTATATGTACCTAAATTTGATTCTGCATTTCATTATTTAATGTATGTTTTACCTCAAAATGACATCACATATGATAACACAACGTATACTAATATTAACACCATTAAAATATATTTATTACATCCAGATGGTTTTTGTTCTGTATTTAAAAATACATATATTAAACCATATTATATATCAAGTAATTTAACAAATGATGCAACATCAACAATAACAACAAAATACCCGGACATTAATCATCCATATTTATTTTATATAGATAATATAGAGAATGGATCCCAAACAATAGGTCCAACTGGTTCAGTTAATATATCACCATTATATTCTGAATATTTACTTGGTAATGAAAAAAGTCAGATTGTTATTGTTGAATTAGGTCCCACAGGAACATCAGGGATACCATATGTTCAAGGATATAATGGTCTAATTGCAACTTTAATACCTCCATATAGTCCTTATTTATATGAAATAGCATATCAATATGTAAAGGGGCCAACATTAAATTTTCCAAAATATATCAATGATATAATAACACAATCAAGATCAGTTGTTGGTACCAGTATAAAAATATCTTGTAAAAATAATCAGAATTATAATTTGAAATTATTATTTAAATATGAAAATATAAAATCAATAACAAACCCAACAAAAATATTGTGTCAGAAAAAAACGTGGGAAAATAACTATATGAAGGACACATATTATAATCGATTTAATACATCTGTTGAAAATTATAATATTATTTATATGGACAATAGTAATGTTATACTAAAAATAGAATATTATTTTACAGAACAAATAAAAAAAAGATATACATATAATCAACACGATATTCAAAATATTAGAGCTGAGGATAGTCTTGCTGCTTTAACATTTGATGATAATAATATAACATATGAACAGGCAATTTATTATGATTATAGAGAGAATTTTACAATACAAGACAATGTCATAGTAAATTTAGATAATAAGGATTATACTTATGGTCCTTTTAAAAGCATACAAACAGCATATGGTTATAATGTTGTTAATAATTATATTAATACACCTAAAATAAATGGAATTGTTACATTAATAACCCGTGATAAATATATAAATACACAAATACTCAAATCATACTTCGACACATTTATGACACAACGATATTATTATAATCGAGATACAACATCATTATATATTTTTTATAAGATAACAGATACTATAAATATAACAACATATCCAACACTATCACCGTATGGAGATTCATGGAATTTTTCAGAATTTATATATATAAAATATAATGAAAAGTATTATATTGGTCATTATGCAGTTAATAACAATACAATTGGTTCAGTTCCAGCTGGTACAAAATATTTAGTTATATATTACAAAATACAGGGGTTATTTAATTTTTATGATATTAATGATTTGACCTCTTTATTCTATCCAAGTCTTGGTTTATATGATTTATTTCAGGTTCCATATAATTCTTTAACAACATTTCAAAAATCACCAAAACCGACAACATTTTATAATATACCACCAAATGTACCATCTAATTTTTATAATGTAAATGTAATAATATTAGATTACATAAATACAATTGCAAATATGTTTAATACATCAAATGGATCTGGAGCTAATTATGATAATACTGTTATATATGACAATTATCAGTATCAAGTATATGAAATAATAAATAATATATTATTATCAACAGCAAATTTAATATCATATAATGATAACACAATAATAGGAACAGATCCAAATAAAATTATATATGAAAAAATTCAGTTCAATAATACTGCTGGATCGTTTTATTTAAAAATGTCAAATAATTTTGATAATTTTGTTGGATATAAATCAATTAACAATAAAATTGTTACGTCAATCAATCGTAAATCTATTCTCGATTATTATAATTCAATAAATATATTGTTTAAAAATTATAATGATTATATAATTAAACAATTAAAAATTATAGCTGACAGACCGAATACAGCTGATTTTTTAACTTGGATTGATATTGAAACAGTTAATATTGAAAATACTATTCAATATATATATACATATCTAAAATATATGATATCATTAAGTGTAAGTGCTAATAATTATACAGATTTTACTCAACAAACCATTAATGATAGTGTTTATTATTTAATGAAAAATATTTTTAATTTCCAAAATATTTATGATGAAGTTTCTGTAAATTATTTTTTAACAGATTGGAATATAATACGTAAATGTATTTTTGATCTTTATTATGGTATATCTAATATTAATAATATATTAAATAATAATACAATCTTGGTTAATAATGTTAATACATATCTTAAAAGTATAAATTATATTTCACCAACACAAACACCTTCTTTTAGTCAAAACATTATATATTTAGAAAACCAAACAGACGCAACTATATTAACTTATATGGAACAAGTGATCAATAGTATATTTAATAATTATATTTTAAATGATGTATTAAAAACGCAACAACAAATAATGGATATGTATTTAAAATATTTCAGTCAGTTATTTAATAATTCGGATATTGGTTCAACGATTAACTCAACCATTAACAACATCAGTTTATTATATGATTTAGATGTTAATTATATTAATTTAAACATATATACAGTTCCAAATAATAACTATAATCCATTTATTTTACCATATAGTTATAATATTTATAATATTGATTATATTAAATCATATTTAAATTCACAAACACTTGATTTTAATCAACAACTTATCTACTATACTAATAATGTTAATATTTTGAATTTATCAAAGTTAAAACCAGATGATGTTTATAATAAATATATTGAATATTTTGATAATAAAAAACCTATTACTTGTTTAGCTATTAATCCCTCTACTAATCCAAACAATTATATTTTAAACATTTCTGCTATTTATGACATTAAAATTAATGATTATGTTGGGTTTTACTCT